ATGAGATTTATAACACTGTTTACATTGCTTTTCGCTCTTCCCCTACATGCCGAAGACCATGATTATGGTCCTCCCATCTCTAGATGCTTGAACAAACATACTATTCCCTATATCAACACGACGATTCCTGCTGAGAATATTGTTAATGATGCTTATAAGGAGTGCGAGGATATCGTTAATGAATGGAATAATGAGCGTGCATCCTTGCCCAAGGAAATGGTAATCAAGCAGAATAAGGAATTTAGGGAGATGTATGTCAGAATGATTGATACCCGCAGGAAAACAGATGTTAACAAAAGATGAAGGCTTTGTTTTACTTCATTTTGTAAAGTAGCGCTCTTAGGGCCAGGTAAAATCTCGCATTAAGCTTTCCTGAAAGGCAGTTTTGAGCGAAGAGCGGGCATTTCCTTAAAAGAAAATTTAAATCTAATGTAAAGTAAAACTTAACATTAAATAGACCGGTCAATCTGAATGACTATAATCATTTTAATTTATAAAGTGGCCTGACTAAATATTTTTTTCAAAGCTTCCCTAACAATATACACCTTGGTTGCATCAGAAATTCTACCACCATGTGCTCCTGCCTTTTTGAACAACTCACTGAAAATTTCTTTGATAAGAATTTCATTAATTGTCATTTGAGTTTCTTTATTATATTTATCCATTTCCTGTTGGATTAGTCTTAACATGCTTTCCATTTCACTAGGTTGCTCATTCATCCATTCAATAAGCGCAGATTCATTAGCAATATCTGGGCTTTCTCTATGACATTTATTGCATAGCAGAATATAATTTGAGACATCATTACTTCCGCCTAGTGAGTGAGGGATAATATGCGCCCTCTCCAATTTTGAGGATTCGCGGCCACAGCAGACACATACATTGAGATCACACGCATTATCATAGCGCGTATCATCCAAACCTCTTTGAATTCCATTGTCAATCCAGTACTGCCAGATCTTTTTTTTACTTGGTGCGTTTTGTCTAGGAACTACTGCCATATTACTGCTCCTCAAGAATTCAAACAGTTGATTAGAGATCAGCTGACCTGCGCCCTATAGATTAACACACTACGCTGTTAGCAACGTCCGCTCCTGGCACATAGCAGCCCTTCAGACGGTAACTCGCCATCATGGGGTGTCGGGGGTCGGAGGTTCAAATCCTCTCGTGCCGACCAAAAATCCTCTAAGAACCAGCCTGTTACGGCTGGTTTTTTTATGCCTGTTTTCTGAGCGGGAAAGCTCTGGGGAATCACTGGGGAGAAACACCGCCCAATTATAGAATTTGCCCGGCAGGATAGCTGCTGTGTGTAGTTGATGATGAAAAACCGGGTGTCTGCTGACATCAACAGACCCCGTAATTACACAGCAGTGCATATTGGATACGCTATATCCCTAGCGAGTGGGTAAATTTATAGTCATTACAAAGATGGTTGTCATTAAATCTTTGTGATTGATATCTAATATTTTTAACTAAAATCTTACCAAGATCATAAGTGATCAAATAACCACCAATTGAGCATAATTATTCTTCTCATGATGTGTTTCTATCTACATCACTTGGCAGTCATCAAACTCCGCGTTCCTAGCATCATTAATGATGTACGTAATCACTCCGAATATTGCGTGTGAGGAATTGTAGCCATCACCATCTTCTGGCAGCGCTTCCCTTCTCCCGTTCTCCAGATTTATCAGATGGGGATGAGGGTGAGTTCGGTATCGCTTGATCCTGAATTCCCCGTCTATCTCGCATATCAGCAGCGAGCCATCACAGGCTGAAAGCGAAGCGTCCACAACAAGCAGCGCCCCCTGGATTATCCCTTCCCTGAAATGTGAACGAGATGCCCTCATGAAATAAGTCGCGGCTGGCTGACTGATTAGCTGCTGATCGAGGGAAATCCTTGTTTCAACGTAATCACTGGCCGGTGAAGGGAACCCCATGACTATAGCCCTTCGTTTGGGTTAAAAAGCATGAAAGTACGCTCTTCCCCTTCAACCGCTGATATGTCTTTAAAGGTGCTAACGCTTGATTCGATCCAGGCATTGGCATCTTTAAGTGAGAAGTCCCAGTTAACCTTCTTCAATTCCCGGACAAAATCTCTAGTCGTGACCGTTTTACGACCGCTGGGCTCCCTAACAATCGCAGAGCGGAAAGCTGTCTCAATTTCGTAATAACGTGGCATCGTCTTACCTCTCAACAATACTGTTTATATATACAGTATATACTGGCATTATACACAGTAAAGAGGAGTTAAAGCATGTTCGTGGAACTCGTTTATGACAAAAGGAATTTTGATGGTCTGACCGGTGCAAAAGATATCATTCTGGGCGAGTTAACTAAGAGGGTTCACCGGTTCTTCCCCGATGCTGATGTTTGGGTTAAACAATCTTTTGACATTATCTGAAAGTGCTGTCAGTTCTGCCATACATAGCTGCATTATTGATATTTATCAAATATGCGCCCTCCTGCTCATGACATAAAGAGCAGGCATCAGGATCAGTAGTGGTGTGAAGCCTGGTGAAGCACGCCTTTCTTGATTGGATGATAATTACTTTGACTTGTATTCGGGCTGTGTGTGGCCCATTTTTTTAGTGTTATTTGCGGAAAATACGACCCATATGTTCCTTAAATAACGATAAAGAAGTTGAGTATCATGCAAGCATTGGGGCAACTTATCGCGCCCCACTTTTTTTCAATAGTCATTTGCGGAAGATACATGGAGTGTCTTCCTTAAATTATTATAAAAGTTACTAAAGAAAAATACCCTTCCAGGCGATCCCTTGATCGCCATTTTTTTCATGCAATCACTGATACCTACCATGCAGAAGAAGCCCAACCAGCCGTGACTGGCAACCATTCAATACTCGCACTATCGAACGTTCGCCAGTCGGCCGCCATCATGCTCTTGCATACGGTCTGGTTGCGGCAATCCTGTCTTCACGTTCCATTTCTGTTAGCGCTGCCTTCGATTAATACCTTCAAAGATTCTATCTGTTTTTGTTGGGCCTTAATCGCCTCGATGCATAACCCAACAAGCCCTGAATATTCAACAGCAAGATGCCGGTTGCCGTCATCATCCTCTGCACATGCAATCACCTCAGGAAGCACACTCATAACGTCCTGAGCGATTACCCCGGCAGATGGATACTCATTATCTTTCCAGCGAAAAGTAACACCGGTCAGCAAACTGATTTTTTCCAGAGGATCTTCTATGGGTTCTATCATTTTCTTCAGGTCGCGATCAGACGTTTGCGTAAGGCTCACGCAGGTCACGTTTCCGTTAAACGTTGTATTCCCGCGCACAAAGTTCGTACCATCCTGTCGCAGTTCGAAACTGTTGTTATTGGAAAAATTATAGAACGATAACGCCCCGGGAGTATTCGACGGATTACCAACAAATCCGTACTGATTACCGGACGCATCTTCAAACCGGATATAGGAGCCGGCGGCCTGACTCCCCTGTGTTTTTATCGTTGCCCCACCACCGCGCGCAACCATTCCGCCATCTGCCGTTATCTGGGCATTGAACGTCGTTGCTCCTCTGATGTAGTTGGTGCCATCACCTCTCAGGTCAAAGCTGTTATTACCCTTAAGCCCGTAAAGAGATACAACATCACTGTTTGCCGTTCCACGGCCTAAAAAAGCCAGATCGACATTGTTTGTTGCATCCCTGAACCGGATATAGCTTGTATTTGACAGGGTGTTTTGTAGCGTTATACAAGCCCCTGCTTTAGTGAATATGTTTTCATCTGAAAAGGTATTCGATGAGCTTTTGTTAACAACGTTTTCCGCGAGATATTTCCAGGACGGGCCTGTGAATGATGTGCCGTCAGGAAGCTTAACGGTAATTGTGCCCGTTGCACTGTAGACAAGCTGCCAGTTCTGTTTGTCATAATTCAGTCCACGCAGTGCTTCCGCACTCTGAGTCACCAGCGCGGCGGTAACCATATTCAGTGCTACACGCGGGACGGCATACCAGGCTGCACCTGACTGAGTTGGTCCGGTGAAATTACTCACCAGCGTCAGTGAAGCATTGCTATTGACTGTTTTCACCGGGAGCGTATAGGGAATGCCGCCGACCGTAACAACAATAAAGTCACCGTCTGCCAGTTCCGTTGTAAAAACAGTGCCGCTGCCGGATACAGCTGCAGAGTTATTCGTCAGGGAGAGTGTTCCTGCAGACATAGGTTTACCTCAATACATATTTGGGAGAATAAGAATCGGCATGGTGATATTTCTGTTCCGGGTCATATCCCAGCCATTACTGTAGTAATTGCCGTAAACCCTGTTATATGCTGACCTGACGCTACCACCAGACATCACCACACCTTTAGTGCGAAGGTTTCCGTATCCTCCATTCATACGCACTTGTGCGCCCGTATAAACTATCTGACAGAACCCACCACCAATATTTTGAAAGCTATCTGTAATCTGGATTTGACGGTCATACACAAAGGGGCGTTTCCGCGTGGAAAACGTCACCTGCCCGGCTGCATTGGTCATCGTGATACCATCGCCCCCGACAGGTGCTGTCTGGTTGAATATTACCAGGTCAATAGTGACTTTTCCTTCCAGGTCATTCCTGCCGGTATAGGAAATATCGCGAACAATAATATTGGTACCATCAAACCCAACTGACACATTTGGGTTGTTCCACTTACCAAATGGAATACCCTTTACCGGAAGAGACGCACTGCCGTTTACTGTAATGCGCCCGGACCAAGCACAGGTCATCAGCGCGGACTGGTTGGATATAGCTGTAAAGTCAGTCGAGTCTGAGACAAACAGCCCTTCGTTATAAGTCACCGCGGGCAGTAATTCCATGACATAGCCGGACCAGTCAGGGAAAAGACTCATCCCACCAATGGTTTCCGCACCGATGACTACCCCTGAATTCCCGTTTCTGGTGACGCCAGTCATAATGGCCACATCATAATCAGCGAATGAATAGATGTAGATGGGGTTAGTGGGTACCACGATAACCTGTGAGCCAGGAACAAGCGGTGTATTTACTGGATACTTCATTGCCTGGGATGACTCACCCGAGAAGGATGTACAAAAACTGGGGGCACGCAGCCCCGCTGTGATTGCCATCGCAGGACGCCCATCATTGTAATCAATCAGAATACCTTCCGGCATTATGTCCACCTTCCGACAACAATTTTGCCGCCGCCAGTCAGATTAACAGTCAGTCCGTTTCCGTTGATGACGACAGTGTTATTAACGCCGTTAAATGCAAACGCTCCACTGTCGGCGTAGAGCTTCCCATGCAATTCTGCGTTTCCATTTTTATCAATACGCCAGCCCGCAGAACCCGCAACGAAGTTATTCGACTGGATATAATTACCAATTTGGGCATTGGTAATGCTGCCATCCTGAATAAAAGCATCGCTGATGAACACCTGACCATTGACCACAGCGAATGGAGAATATTGCGTATTGCCACTGCCACTCATCAGGACAAACTGATTGGCATTAAACCCGACGCGGGTGACTACCGGCTTACCCGCTTCCGCCAGCACCGCAATCGACATCCCGGCGTTATACATGACGCCGTTAATCCGGACTCCGGTTTTGAGGGTGTAAATCGCAGAGGCTCCGGTGGCATCAACCACGGCAGTAAGCTTGTCCTCCAGTGCAGCAGTTACATTATTGAACTGCGCCTGCACCTGCGTGGACATTTCAGCCATGGCCTTATCGACCTGTGCAATGGTCGTTTTAACCACCAGAATATCCGCGCGTACTTCACCGTACTGCGCCCACCGGTGTTCCACGGCTGCATGGTTGGCCAGCGCATTCTGCAATGCGGCTTCAAGATTGGTATCAATGTCGCTTGTCAGGCGATCACCGTCGGCAGACGTCAGGAAGTCATCAGCAATATCGCCCAGGTAGTCGTCAGCATTCGCATTAGATTCACCACGAACCCAGTCGGTCCAGCCTGATTCATTACCCGTTCTGTCAACCAGCTGCGCGCGGTACCAGAACTCCTGCCCCGCCTTCAGTCCCAGTTGGGTGTATTCGGCAGACGGATAAGGCACATCCGACAACAAAAGAGGATTCGAGAAATCACTGTTCGCGGTGTACTGAATTTCCGTTTTCAGCGTGTCCCCGGTGTTTGCCGGAAATCCCCAGTTCAGGCGAATCCCCCAGTTGATCGGCGTTGTCGCAAAGCCGACAGGTTTCGGCGGATTTCCCACCTTACCCGTCAGCGTTTTCTCTTCGGAGTAGCCCCAGCCAGAGGATATTTCAGAGGCGTTAATGGCGCGCACACGCACGAGGTAGCGCCCGGCATAAATACCCGGAACGTCGAATGACGTGGTGGAGCTGCGCGGTACGTTTACCCAGTTACCATCATTACGGCGCCACTGAGCCTCATAGGCTATAGCGTTCTGCGCCTGGTCCCAGTTCACCCGCATGGTTTCGACGCTGATATTCTGCTGAACCACTGAAAACGAACTGATCACGATGTTGGCTGGCGGCGACTGCTTACCCGGCGGGATCACACTCACCGGCCGCTGGTCAATGATGGCTCCGGTATCAATGCGATCGAATTTATCCGGATCGTGATTTGCACCGACAATTGTGAACGTGCCGTCATTATTATCAGTTACCGTAATAACGCGATACTGCTGTGCGTAGAGCTCATCAGACTCAATGACCCATACTGCCTCAGCCACAGGCGGTTCGCTGTAAGCGGTCGTAACGGTCACTTTATTGCCCGTTATCGACTGAATGGTGCGTGACTGCGAAGCACCCGATGGAAGATTGACAATCATTCTGTCGGCTGCCGAAGCATCCGGCGCCCTGTCTAGCGTCAGCACGCGACCATTCACTGCAGAGATACGGCCTCCCAGTTCGCGCCCAGAGATATTTCGGTCCGCTACAGCAATTACATAGCCAGGCTGTGGAATGTTGCCATCTTCCCCTACATTGAAAGTAACAACGCGATCTTTGTTGTTGGTTAGAATCCCCCATCGCCCTTTCCGATTCGCTTCCGACTGACGGGTACAACCGATCGCAGTTATCTCAAGTTGATTAAACCCATAACGCGCAACCAGCGCCTGCTCAAAAACAGGCTCCATCGCATCAGAATAAGCGTTATCAGGATCAGACCAGGACACCAGCGCATTGGTGTAACGGTTCTTTGTGGTGCTGCTGGAATAGGTAAAGCGCCCATCAATAACGTTCGCATGCGTGTATGTAAAATCAACATCTCTCGGCATATCCGCCAGTGCCACAATCTGGTCGTCGCCCCAATAGGTCATCCCGCGGAAGATTGCAGCAAAATCACGCAGGACCGTATAAGCGTCGTTGCGTTCCTGAATGTACACGTTGCAGGTATAACGTGGTTCGGTACCACTTCCGCCTTTGCCATCCGGTACCATTTGATCGCAATACTGTGCAACCTGGTAGAGCGTCCATTTATCTATGTTGGCCGTTGTAAAACGTTCCCCAAGTCCGAAACGGTCGCTAACCACCAGATCGTAGAAAATCCATGCAGGGTTATCGGTCCAGGCCCATTTAAATGTCCCAGCCCACGTTCCGCTATAAGTGCGGGTTTCGGGGTCGTAAATATCTGGAACGCGGATAACGCGGCCGCGAGGCTCGCAGGAGATCTGCGGGATAGAGCCGTTAAACTGGCTGGAATCGAATTCGATGTAGAGCAGCGCAGTGTTTGGATAGCGAAATTTGGCGTCAATCACCTCCGTGAAGCTCTGCAGCGTCATCGTGTCGCCGATCTTCGCGCTGTTTGCATCAGAGGTAATCTTACGCAGTCGGATTGTCCAAGTGCTGCCAGCCTGAGGTAAATCGATACGGTGGCTACGCTCGTAACCTGATGTCGTCTTGCCGGTCACGCTGGTATTGAGTACCGTCTGCCATGTGCCGCCGTCCGTCTGCAGGTCAATCGCATAATTAACCGAGTAACCGACCAGATCGCCGTCGTCCTCCTGTTTGAAAAGCGAGGGCCATTTCAGACGCAGACGAACAGCTGAAAGCTGCGTATTGGTGAACGTGCGCGCCCACGCTGTTGCGCTTGATATCTCGGTTCCCACATTGATTTCGTTTTCGGTACCGGGTATACCCTGAATATATTTTTGCGCCTGAGTTCCCGCGCGAAATTCCCACGTGACGCCGCTGAAGTTTTGGGAGCCGTCAGCATTCTCCAGAGCCGTTCCGTCCAGATAGATATCTTTCGCCGTCAGTTGCCCTGCAAATTCGCCTTCTCCCAGTGCAACGAGGATTTTTGCCTTTGCTACAGATTGCAGATCATCAAGCTGTTCGGTAGGGGTTCGGGAACTGGAGCTGCCGCCCTTGCGGCCTTGTATAGCGATTGCAGTTGCCATATTGCGTCCATAAAAAAGCCACCCTAAGGTGGCCTGAAAGAAGGTATTTATTTATTGCTGATCTTCGACATAAATCCCGGCAGAAATAATCGCGCCGCCGATTCGCCGGCGTCCATAAAGAAGTGGTACCGGATTACCCTGGGCTGTTGTATTTGTGACTCCACCAAAGGCATAACTGGCCTTGTTGTCCGACGATTGCTTGCTGGCGAGTCCAGTTGTCTGCGGTGAGAGCATCTGCACAATGCCGCCTAAGGCCATTGCCCCACCGATCTGGAACATGATGTTACTCGCAGCAATACCTACGGCTGGCATCCAAATTGCCGCCGCGACTAACGCAGCGCCGAGGATGGTCTGGAAAAGCCCCCCTCGCTTACTCCCAACGATAACTGGTGCTATGCGAATATCAGCCGAGCTCTGATCCATGACGATTTCATCATTGTTCAGGTTACGCTTATCGCTGAACACGGCATAGGTGAGGCCGCGCTGCTTGCTGGTATTAAGAAAACGCTCGAAGCCCGGGACAATCACACACAATGCGCGGATGGCCTCTTTTGGTGAAGCTACTGATAAACGATATTCACGCCCGAAGGTGGCGCCCAGCACGCCGTACAATCGAATTGTGCGAACCGGATCAACATTGAGTAATGCAGCCATTTTTCCCCCATAAAAATTGCCACAGGCGGTTATCAGAAACAGTCTTTAAAGCGCAGTATTTTCATTGTGCGCTCACGCCAGTAACCGCCATAAGGTACGCGCTGGCTCAGATGCCCATAAAGGTGATGCAGTAGCATGTTGCCTTCCAGCAGAATCCCCGCATGATTCCACTTATCAGCCTGAACCTGCATGATCACCATATCGCCTGGTTTGGGCGGCCCGTCGAATTCACGGAATCCGCACTCATACCAGCAATCCTGATAGAAGTTGTCCGGATAGTCGTTTTCCCACCAGGGATAATCGACCCGGTAATCGTGAAGCTCTATCCCGTGCGTTTGCCGGTAATAGCTCATCACCAGACCCCAGCAGTCGAAGTGACCAAGCACAAACGGGCGCTCCAGCAGCGGCAGTTCTCCGCGTGGCTGGATGGTGCGTAAATCTCCCTCCGGCCAGCTCACAATGTGCCACGGCAAAAGCGTTGCATCGCATTGCGCTTTATCTAGCTCACTCGGTTGCGTCGTGGCATCCGGGTGACTGTGAGCGATGGCGACCACCCTCCCCCAATCCTCAGCAGCTGCATAGTCTTCGGGGCAAAGTATAAAATTGACCTCCGGCGCCGCGGCAAGATTCCGACACGGGAAATAACGTTCAACACGGCTTTTCTGCGCCACCACGCCGCAACACTCGCGAGGATACTCAGCTGCAGCATGGGCCATAATCGCATCGATGGTTTTCTGACGCATATCAGCTCCTGATCAAAGACGTGCCAGGGAACCCACCGAACGGCAGTTCGTTGCCGTCTCCATGACGGAGCTTACAGGCCGTCAGCGTGCCGGGGCATTCATCCTGCGACGGATCGCTCACTGGGTTATTGTTTTTATCGAAATAGCGGGTTCCGGCATAGTCGCAGCCGTCGCCGGTGCGATATTTATTACGCATGCACCATGTGCATAGAGAGTGCAGCTGGCGCGTGGGGATCATTAGTCCCTGTAAATCCATCGGGCTGGTCAGCACAAACTCAATACTTTCACCAGGCAATTCACTATTTTTGCCATCGATGTAGAAAACCCGTTTCCTTACCTGGAGGGGATCGGCTGTCGGATTACCATCGGTAAAATTGCGCGCATCAAGGTAATGAGCGAAAGTATCGTGAATCGTGACCTTGGCCTTCAACATGTCGTCATAAGCAAGGCACAACGCGGTAATTGAACTGTCGATATTGGCAACCGTCAGTGTTGGCTGGGCGCTGCTACCGTCTGTGGAGATTTCCAGGCCTTCGATTTGATACGGCCAGGCGGCATATTCTTCTCCTTGCCACCAGATGCTTTTCGCCTTCAGCTTTGATTCGTCACCACCAGCGGCGGCGATTTCTTCTTCCGTGTGCGGGAGGTTGTACGCGTGAAATCGCAGTACATCATCAACGCCGAACGTAGAGCCATCAACTTCGATAAGCCGGACTTTATTACCGGGTTCCAGGCTTTGATAGTCTGCTGTGATCATGGTGCGTACGCCTGTTTGAAAGTTGCGAAAATGGTCAGAACGTTGCTGGATAAAGGCTGTGACTTGATTGATTCAGCCTCAATCCGGAAGAGCCCTGTGTCGCCAACTGGAGATGTCCAGATAAATGCCTTTGTGACGTGAGAACGAAAGAACTTCAGGGCCTGAAGCATGTCCGCTTTTTTCCCCGTCAGTGTGACTGGCCATGATTGCTTTTCAGGGTTAATGCCTTCCCCGGCGATCTGCTCATAGCCATCGCCAAAGGTTGCAGAGCGGGTTTTTAGGCTGAACGCCCCTTCCATTCCCGCCTGTATCTGTGTTCGCCAGGTGAATGTTTCGATTGCCATGCTTTCTCCGGACATAAAAAAACCCGCCAATTGGCGGGTTTGGTAATTGGAGTGGATTAATTATATTTTTTCTTTAAATCTTCTAGCCTGGCGCTGTCTTGCTCTGTAAATCCTGATGCATCAAACAGCGGCTCTTTATCAGCACCATTAATCCTTGTTACCGTGACGGTGAAAATGGCGTCAGCTGGTGCGTCAACCTTACCCCATTCAGAGAATTTATTTGGCACAAGCGCCCAAGTAGCTTCTTCGTTCGGCTCCAGCCCGCCAGATATTTCGTAGTTGAATTCTTTTTCAAGCCAGGGAACAGATCGACCGTCACTGGCAATTACGCCACGGAAAAACACCCTTGAAATAGCTTTGTCAGTGTTATTTCTAACTACCAATCTGATAACAGGCTGTGGCTGTCCATACTCTTCGGGCTCCAGAGCGAAGCGGGATGACAATACCTGGAATTTTTTCAATTCTTCTTTGGCCTTCTCGGAGTCAGCTTTTTTCTGTTCCAGCTCTTTAATCTCCTGAATTGCCTGCTCTTTCTGCTTAAGTTCTCTCTCGGCAGTTACTTGCTGGGCATAAGAGATAACTTCCTCACCAGTTTTACCAGCCAGTGGGGCTCGCATCTTCTTGCTGATGTCTTCTTTGTCAGTATCAGAAGATGCACGCATCAGATCAGCTATATTGATATTACTGAACGCTACCACTTTTAAAGCGCTATCAAATTCCTCCCGTTTATTCTCTGGAAGTGACTCTCTGACCTTAGCTATAGATGATTTCATTGCGTCATCAGTGGACGAGTCAATTTTAGGTTTATCGCAAGCAGCAAGTAAGCAGGAAAGCATTATAACGCCAATGATTTTTTTCATTTCCCTATTCCAGTAAGCAAAAGTTCGGACTAATCCTAACAGGCTTACACCAACGACAAAACCCGCCGAGGCGGGTTATCGCGATTTCGTGGCATTCCAAATCAGTCCGCCCGGCTGTAGTTGTTTGGCAATTCCGGCACGAACAGACTGATCGATGGTCTGCTTGTAGGCCCGTGAAACAGCTTCGTTATTTCCAGAAGTTTGCTGCTGTGAATTTTGGTTTTGAACGACTACAGACGTTTGAACAGTTACGCCTCCAGTAGTCGGAGATTGCAGGCCATACGTTGGCGCCCGACCAACGTAACCACCATCGGCATACCCTTGTGCTCCACGCATCAACGCATAGAGATTGCCTACACCCAATGCACTAGTCGCTTCCTTCGTAAAAACAAACTCACCGCCGTGTACAACGCCTTTCGGTTGGTATTTACCGCCATCACCGGTGTAGCCGCCACTATCAAAACCGGGAACCAAGCCACCGCCGGCAAAACCAAAGAACGCACCGATACCCGTTCCACCAAAGGCTGACTTCATTCCATTAACCAGAGCCAGTTGCGTCAGCATCTGGGCGATGCCCTTCAGGAAGATAGTCAGGAAGTCTGAGAAGTTAGATTTACCAGTAGTAAAAAAGTCGGTGAGCGTGCTGGCCATCCCGGTAAACGCATTGCTGGTAATCGTCTGCACCTGCGAGTAAACATTGGTCGCGCTGTCCTCAAATTCAGCCCAGCCCTTTTTCGCGCCAGTCAGCCAGTCACCACGTAACCGGTCCTCTGCATCATAGTAATCATTCGCTGCTTTAAGCTGCTTCTGATATCCCTCGTCGTCAAGCGTGCCGCCGGAGTTGATCCAACCAGAAGATAGCTGGCTCTTTGCCAGCTCACGTTGTGCCTGACGGTCACTCATCCCGGCACCGTTCACTAATGCAGCCTGCTTCTCTGCCATCTGCGTGACGTATTTCTGCGAGGTATCCATTCGCTTGTTCAGCTGTTCCTGTGCGGTAATCTGATCACCTAACAGGGCTTTCTGCCGTGCCAACTGAAGCACCTGGTCTTTACTCGCCAGCAGGGATTGTTCCTGCTTTGTCAGTGAACGTGAACGCGAGGCCTCCTCCAGCACCTGAAATTTCGCTTCAGTCGTCCACAGATCTTTGCGCTGCTGGCTGATAGTGTCGTTCAGCCCTTTATGCTGCTGCAGCGCGCGTAACTGTGCCTGAAGCGCCAGTAGCTCGGCCTGGGCAGCATCCGTGCTGCGATCGCCAGCCGATAAAGTACCCAGCTTTCCGGTTTTGGTCTTTTTACCAAAAGAAGCGACTCCCTCCCGATCCCTCTGGGTGGTTGCGGTACTTATCTTTCTGGTTGTATCGAGGTATTTACCTGCACTGATATCAGCCGCATCCCAGTCTTTTTTCAGCTGAGAAACACTGTCACCATATGCGCCGGCCATCTGTTCGTTGTAGTCCTGCCATCCCTGCAAAGTATCGGTTTTCGCCCAGTCGGGAACGAGGTTGATCGCGGCAGCGATAGAGGAAGAAATGATCTGGTTCAGCTTCTGGAAAACGATCGCAACGCTGTAATAAATTGCGTTGAATTCCTTCAGGGTGTTTGATGCCAGCTCAGCTACCCACTGACCGATACTCTGCATGGCCTCAGACGCCCAGCCTTTAATATCCAGCCACAAGCGACCAAACGGCGTCAGCGAGTCGTAAGCCTGTTCTCCGCGCTTTAACATCGTATCGCCAAACAGCTCCATAGCCTGCGTAACGGCCGCGGTCTGGTCCTTTTGCTTGATCAGATCGTCAACATGCTTAAGTTGTGAAACGGTCAGGAAATTATATTGTTCGTTGAGACTCTGCAGCGCTTTAACAGGGTCTTTTTCGATGTCCTTATAGGCTTTGGTGATGTCCTGCGCCGAGACTATACCGGTCTGAACCGCCAGCGCCGTGGAGCCCGCTGCTTTTTCAAGTTGCTGCTGTGTCAGCGATCCCATGCCAACCAGCTCAGTCATCAGACTTTGAACGGTTCCTACAGTTGCGCCAGTAGAGGCTGCAATAGACTGGGAGGAAGCCATAACCTGAAGCGCTGACGTGCCGGCAATATTGCCAGTCCTGATAATGGCCTTGTTGCTTTCGTCGTAGGCGGTGAAGTAGTCCGACCCCGCTTTTGCTGCAATCAGAACGGCACCAGCCAGGCCGCCAATGGCCACTCGGGCAGGAGTCACCATCGACAACATCGCTTTCAGCGCATTGCCTACACCGCCAAACGAGTCACGGAGCTGACCGCCCTGCTGAATAGCAACCATATAAACCGGCATGCCGGAAGCCAGTGAAGTCACAATGTCGGTCATTTGCATCGGTAGATAACGCATAGCATTGCGATATTGGCCCGCGCTGACAGACCCAGACTTCCATGCTTCTTCCTGCTCTTTCAGCTTTGCGATCATTGGGGCAGCACGATCGGATACGCCGAGTTGGGCAGCTTTCAATTCAAGCAGTTCGGCACGTGTTTTACCAATCGCCGCGGTTTGATCTTCCAGTGAGGAAATGAATGTTTTCGCCGAAGCCGCAGCGCGCTGTGCCGCCTGAGTCTGTTCAAGACGGGCCCGGCCTTCTGCTGTTTCCGACTCCATAACCTGGGCTAATTTAGCGCGGGTTGTCTCCAGCACGCTGTTGTAACGCGTAAAGTCTTCATCATCCACCAGCCCTTTACCGCGAAACTTAGACAGGCTCTCCTGAATGGTATCAAGTTCATCCAGCGCTTTGTTAACCGGGCTGATTTTGTTGAGCAGAGTATGAAGCTCCTGGCGCTGCTGCTTCAGGCTCTCGGTATTTTTCTTCTGGTTGTCGATGCCGGTTCGGAACGTACTGTTTAAATCGTCCGCTTTATCTGCCGCCCCGGTAGCCGTATGCTGGAAACGGTCCAGTTCCTGGTTACCGCGCTCCAGTTCGCCGGTATTCACGCGAAGGGAAATAGTGGCGATGTCGTTACTCATCCGGCCCTCTCTTTATGCATTATTTTAAGCGCGGTTCGCTCCATTATCTGGAGATCGGAAAGTGCGGTTGCCTCGTCGTCGACGGTATGGATTCGCATTACCCAGGGCAGGACGTTGTAATCAAGCCCTGTTGCGCCGCCCATGCTTGTACGCCACTGCGTGCTGACAGCTTGAAAGACACGGAACGCAGGCCAGACATCGGGCCAGACATCGACAATTTTATCGTCGTAGTCATCCGGCGTGAGTCCATAGGGTGCCATGTCTTCAGCCGTGGGTTCAGGCGTATAAAACGCCGAGGCAACCGCTATCAGTTTTTTTCACGCTGGCCCAGCAGCTCGCGGTAGTAGGTCTCAGTGATGGCCTTCATGGCTGCCGGGTAGTTTTCGATGAGTTCAGCCAGGTTATCGGCGTTAAATTTATCTGGCAGCGCCCAGCCGGCGATAATTTCCAGCAGGAAATCGGTCGCGGTTTTGCCTTCAAGTTTTTCCAGATCTGCCAGTTCCTTTAGCGGCTTGTGGTTGAACGTAAAGGTCAGCACGCCATCCTCATCGCCAGCGCGCGGGATCGAGACGTTGGCCTTGAAAGTTGGTTTGGGCTGAAGGGTGAATTTAGTCGCCATCGTTGCCTCTAAGTGAAAGAAAGCCTCCATGCAGGAGGCTCAGATTATCGTTATGCCTGGCTTATGCCGCAGCGCCTGTAATTTTGTAGAACGTCATCGCTGGCGATTGCAGGTTCAGCACGACGCTTACCGTTTCGACTTCGTTCACCGCAGTAGTCGGCGTGTCGTCAAAAGATGCCGTGGCCGCCCAGTAACGGTTCTCCTTCGCCTTCGGCACGTACATGTACGCTGCGACCGTCTCTTCATCTTCATCCAGCTGGCGAAGCAGCGGGTATACCGGGAGCGTGGAGTCATGCGCGATCGAGTAGGTCTGAGAGACTGCGGATTTATAGGTGTTCAGGTTGCGCTGACGATCATCGCTGAGGAACTGAATCTGCGTGGTGTTCTGATCGCCACCAGATTTCGATACCTCGGTGATTTGTGGCAGCTCGGTCCATTCTTCGATTTTGCGAATAGAACCGGAACCGCCGCCCGCCGCGTATTTGTTTTTGTTGGTGGTATTGATGTTGCGAAGAGTGACAGCATTCTCCGCAATCGCGTCGATTTTCGCGATAACGTTATCAATACCCGACCAGTTACAGTTCACGTGAACGATATCGCCGACCGCGATATCGTCTGCGGCGCTAACGGTGATCACCGCGTGCTCAGCATTCGTCGCGCCGGTGAAAGTAATGGCCGGGCCGTAGCCCGACGCCAGATAAACATGAGCGCCGTTAGGCAGTGCAAAGCCCATAATGGTTTCTCCTTCAGAAACGGGAAAACCGGCTCAAGGCCGGTCAGTTGTGGGACATCAGAGGGCAATCAGCTGGTAATGTCTGCCCGATAATTCAGGCTGACAGGAACGGTGTAGGACACAGGTGTAGGGATGCCGCGGAATATGCCAGGCGCGCTGCTAATCCAGCAGGTAAAGTCTTTGCCTGCAATTTCCTGCCCCTCGGGGAACAATTCCGCTACTCTGCCCGCCAGGGCAACGACGGAGGTGCGGCCGGAGCCGGATGGCGCCACGACATTAATCTGGTACACGCCTGAATAAGTCCGGCAGCGCAATCCGAGATCGATTGTTCGCGGCGTAACGGGCATATCGTGAACGGCCAGGTACATCTCGTTAGCAGGAGGTGTGAACGGCACGTTCTCCCATGCAACCGAAATACCCTCGGCATCGGCCCAGGCACCCAGTCTGGCGGCCAGTGCAGATGCAATATCAGTAATCACTTATTCACCTCCCTTACAGCTTCCTCAAAGAAGCGTTGAAACTCAGCTGCAGTTATGCGGACCATGCCGCCCGGAGCCTGTGTGGAATGCCCCATTTCAAGCGGGTAGGCATAAGGCACGTTGTTGCAGAAATAAATGGCCTTCATCCCGACTTTGAAGAGCGACAGCGTGTAGTTCCCGGCCGCTTTGGTCAGGTCGCCGGTCTTGTCTATTCGCCCTGTTTCGTCAGTTGTCGGAGCATCAAACGATATCTGCCAGTTACCGCGAAAGCGTCCGCCCGTATACCCCGGCGGTGCTTTGATATCCATCCCATCCACCACCCGGGCTTTTTTCTTCAGTCGCCCGGTTTTGGTCAGGTTATCGGGATTGGCCCGCTGCGCCTCGTTGTGGTCGTAAACAGCGCGATTATAGGAAACGGCTGTCTGGTTAACTTCCCACAACTCCGGGTTGCCCACAGGGGACATCACCACCAACTGGTTAAGAATTTTGATTCCGACGGCGCGCGCCACTGCTTCCTGATTCGTTTTCGCCTTATTAACGAAAGCCGTGATTTCAGCCAGGAAAGCCGAGTTCTCGCCCATGCTAAGCCCTCAGTTGCGCTTTGTAGCAGAGCACCAGCACGGCAGGTTTTGCCGGGTTCGGTTTGACAACACGGTATGCTGTGCCGTCAATATCAACCACATCACCGATTTTAATTTCCTGCTCTGCCGTAAAAACGATCTGCACGTCGCCGTTAACGATGACCGTTCCATCTATTTCGCCTGGCGCGTATTCGGTCTTCACGCCCACAGCAGTAAAACGGACCTCTTCAGTTTTATGCTCAACGCCGCCGATAACCGTTACCGAGCCTTTGCGGGTGACGTTGTACGTCGCGCCGTTCTGCCTGAGCATGCGGGTCGTTCTGGCCTGCATACGTTGGTAATCAATCGCCATATCAGGCCCTCTCTGCAAATGCATTAATGGCGTAACCACGACCACCAGCGAGGTCGCCCAGCAGCGCCATAACGGCAGGATAGGACGGCGTGAAGACTTCACCATCTGCGACCGCATAGGTCATGGTGACGGCACCTTCCACACGTTCAGTTTTCACAGCAGCTTCGCGCACGCTGGAGAGTAAATCGCCGTCTATTGCCTCTACCGCCAGCATGCACTGCGCGGTTATAACCTGCCGTGGAACTTCATCCGGCGGGAAATCATGTTCATCCAGAACGACATTCACGCGTGGCCACGCCAGAGCCTGTCTCGGGTCAGCTTTTGAGCCAACCCAATCCAGCCCCTCCAGGTAATCCATTGCCTTAATCAGCAAAGGTGTAATCTTGTCAGGCAGTTCAATGCCGCGTATTGCCGCAAATGAGGCAAGATCCTCTTCACTGGCGTAGCTGTTGGCATCAGGAGAGGTGATATCGGTATTGATCATCGAATCATCCTGTTTATGGGGCTTTCGCCCCATTCGTTATTCTCCGGCAGGCGCAGTGAAGGTGATCTCATCCGTGGTTTTCGCCACTCCTTCAACCGTGCCGGTTACCGTGAAGGTGCCAGCAACGTCTGATGTGAGTTTCACCGTTGCACCACCAGCAGAGCCTGTTTGAGAACTGGCCGTGCTAAGCGTGCCACCTGTGGACGTCCACGCGACGGTTTTACCGGATACAGCGGAGCCATTCAGCGTGTACTTCAGAGAAACAGTTACCGCGTCTGTGCTGTCAGCAGTTGCGGAGGTTTTATCCGCTGACAGCGTTACTCCCCCACCGCGGATTCCAGTTTGATCAGCACGCCTGCCGTAGATTTGTTGCTGGTGAAGTGTTTCTTCCAGTTGCCCGCAGTGCCGATGGCGGTCAGGTCAGGGTTATCACCTTTGGCCGTATCCCAGCTGTAGCCAAGCAGATCAACGTTCACCACGCCTTCAGCGCGATAGCCAACCGCAAGGTTTTCCTGATCGTTGATATCGTAGGAACGGAAACCCGGCGCCTGAGACTCGGTGACGGTAACCGCACCAGATACCAGCCCAAGGATCGCATCAGCGTCCATGGTGTCGGTCACCAGCACAGGTTTACCCAGCGTTCCTGGCTGCCCACCGTAAACCACCACGCCAGCTTCTTCGTAGATTTTGTTGGCAATCGCCTCATCAACAATGTCGAAGTAGGTGGCAGAGTGCATCACGAACAGAACCACGCGGTTAAACTTGTCCCCGTATTTGCGCAGGCCGCGCGTCAGGGTCTTTTTACCGTCGGTCTCAATATCGGCGGTTACGACCATGTCGGCGTTAGCACCGATCGCCGCAGTCAGCGCTTTCAGGCCGTATTTCACGTAACCTTCCAGCGTGGCATCTGCGACATCAACGCCGATCACTTCGGAGAACTCATCAACGGAGCGTCCACGGCGTTTAAAAGCCTCTTCCGTGGTTTCATACGGGCCGTATTTCCACGGTGCTTTAACGGATACCGCTTCACCGGCACCGATTTTTTTACCGGTGACTTTATCGACAGAGTTCACATTGCGCGATTCAATGGAACCACCAACTTTATAGAAAGCACGCTTACGAAAATCGCCTTCGATCAGTTCGTTATCCAGCAAAATCGCACCGTTGGAGGAAGCGTTGAACACTTCCAGATTATCCTGGCGGCGCTCAAGAAAAGCGGTCTGGGCCAGGTCATCATAAATAACCAGGTCAGTATTAACAGTGGTAGACATGGGTTAATCCCTTATTTCGGAAGTTTGAGGAAGGCCTGCTGGCCGTGTTTGCGGATGTAGTCCGCTTTATCGCTGGCGCTCATTTCGGAACGTTTCAGGCTACCACCGCCGTTTGGCTTGTGTCCGCCCGCGCCAGTGCCTTCTGCGCGCGGGAACAGGTGCGGAGCCGTCTCCTTGAGTGACTCCGCCCACTCAAGCGGGCTAAGTGGGGTTTTGCCGTCTTTGCCGAACAGAACATCGCCATTTGCATCAACTGCTACGGCCTCGCCTTCGTCGTTGAGCTGGAATGTGCCTTTGGCACGAAGAATCAGATCGTCAGATGCTTCCGGCAACGCGCCAGTTTTCGCGGCTGCTGCTCGGATTGCATCACCCAGGACGCGGTCCCGGAATTTGTTGGAGAACGCTTCCGCTTTGTCCGCGCGTTCATTTGCGGCTTTAATCTGCTTATCCACATCAGCACGCATGCGCTCGGTGCGCTTATCGAGCACCTCATCAATTTTTCCGGCGGCGATAAGCTTTGCCTCTTCATCGTCAGAAAAACGCTGGAGAATGCCGCGCACAGCGTCTGGATCGATACCTTCAAAGCGGGACAGGTTTTCTTTCTGCTGTTTGATGGTGCCCAGCAGTTCGCTATTTTTCGTTTTGAGTCCAGTGACTTCGCTGGTCACCCGCTCATCAATTAGCTTCTGGATCTCAGGTGAGATTTCGATGCCGCCGCCACCGCCGCCCTCACCACCGTTTTCTGGTGCGTAATATTTCAGAAGCATGTTTCGAATTAACATAATTTCCCCTCGGGATTTCGTCGGGCCTCGCCCATAAAAAAGCCCCGGCGGATGCCAGGGCTCAGAGTGTTTGTTTAATGCTTAATCAGGGTTTTTTAGTCGGGTGTAAACCGAGCCGATCAAGACGCCAATCATCCTGCCTTCAGGCGTAGCCTCGCCAGCCTCTTTGCAGATAGCGTCCAGTTGTTCGATAACGTCATCCGGCAAAGGCTCCATATGAGCCAGCTCTGACGCTTTTTTCAGGAACGGGAATGTTGTTTCAGCCACTTGAGGATCTCGGGGTTGATAGTGTCTTTCTGGCCGCTCATAAACGCCGATACGACCTCAGCAAAAAGTTCTTTTGGTGCTTCTGCGGCGTAGGCGCTGAGAGCACGCCACCAGCCAGCATCATAAGCACTTTCAACCAGCGCACCAACTTCTGGCCGGGAATAATACAGATGGTGGCCAAGTTCATGCCACACGGTGCCCTTCACCGAGGCCACCGCAACATACGGCAACTCCGCAGGAGAAACATCCAGCACATCCTGAGACAACGAGGATGACGCGACCGATGGCCTGACCATCATTGTCATATCGATTCCAGCGCTGTTTTTCAGAATATTATCCCATTCGCTGCTGTCCATCGCCCACCTGGAAAGGTGCACGGTTCGTGAGGATGATTCATAAGCGCCAGCAGCAGACGTAGGAACATCCAAAGTGTTACCAAGCGCCGCCACGGGTTGGAGTCCGAACCTCTGGATCACATCGAAAGCAGCCTGTGCCGCCCGTTTTGCTTCATCCAGTGATATGCCATCTGGGAACTTCACATCCTGCGCCACCCGCCCGGTCATCCACTCCACCAACTCATCCATAGAACGAGCTGATTCAATCGACGGCGCACCACCTGAACGCTCCTGGAGCTGTTCAAGGGTAATCCACTCGCCTTTATCCGTGAACATTTTCCCCAGGTCTATTTCCCCTGCGCGGAACATCCGTCCACGCTCAGAACCCAGAACCTGATCCTGCCGCTGCGGCGACTGGCGCTTCAGCCAATCGAGATACGTCGTCTTCGCCGGAACCTGTCCGTCCATGCTGGCGCGCGTGCCTTCGTCCATCTCATCAATATCGATGCCCAGTTCCCGCCATGACTTCAGGATCAGCGTTTCGCTTGAGCGGCAGCAGAAATGAATTTTCCCGGGGCCCTGCAAATACGGCACCTTATGCCCGACCGGTTTGTTATCCAGGGTGTAGCGCAGCAGGTCTCGAATAATGCAGTCGTGGCTGGTTTTATTGTCCAGCGTAGACAGCCACTGTTTACCTTTCACGATGTCGCTGTTGGCACTGGTGAAGCTGTTGCGTGCTGTGGCAGCCAGATGATTCACGGCTGTTTTAGCGATGCTGGCGGCGTTTGCCCTGCTCATCTGCAGCGCGCCGTCGCGATAATCTTTATTGCCGTGGCCGCGCACATTACGCGCGATGGCTTCCACCGTATCGCCGGCCAGATATCCGCGGCGTATCGCGTTCGTGATACGCGCCAGCCTGTCCGACTCCAGATTACTCGCCCACTCACTAAGCAAACGCCCTTGGAAGGGCTGAGACATCGCGGCGGCGTAAACCATATCGGCGGTAATTCCCTGCATCGGATAACGGGAAAGAACCTGTGATGGCAGAAGGGAGTCGAACAGGCTCATCTGATAACTGGCCTCGTTCTTTGCCAGCGTCAATAGCTCATCCTGTAAACCAGTGTGCATCGATGCAACGGCCTGCTGGTTTAGCTCGCGCACACTGCCAAGCAGACTTTCAAGACGCGTAACGGTGAAACTTTCAGGCGGCAGCTTGTCCAGCGCATCCAGCAGACGCGCCGACAGGTCAGCGTCTGTTTCGTTCAGCAGCTTAACCATCCGGTTAGCCACGCCCGTCGCATAACGGCTAATCCAGACGGAATGAGCAATGGCCTCATCCCGCAGGCTTTCGTTTACGGTTGCCATATCAGCCCCCGGTCAGCGTGGGAGCCTGATTGCGAAGCGCATCAAGCACATCATCCGGGCTGTCTGCCGGGTCGATGAGGTCGAGCTTCTGAAGCGCCCGAATCATATCGCTATCGCGCAGCGCGCCGGACTGCCAGGCATTCACAATAGCGGTTACCATGCCAGACTCGGCAACTTTCGCGATGAACTCCTGGTTGATGGTGTAGGCAGGCTCATCGCCTTTAATCCCCAGATACTTCGCGCACCAGCCCAGTGCCAGCGTGTAAGCCTCGGAAACGTTGGAGACGCAGATACCCAGTACTGACGTTGATGCACTCTGCTCGCCACTGGCCTGCGTCGCCGTTTTCGCCGTGGCGTTCTGCTCAATCAGACGTGCGCCAAGCTGCACCATGTAGTCGCGCTTACTGTCCATTGCCTCTTTCGCCAGCATGTTCGGCTGCGCCTGCGCATAGCCAAAAGAGCCCTCTTTAGGCAAAAGAAGTGGTGAGCGGGAACCGATTTTGACGCCTTTCTTTTCGAGGTGATCGCGCCAGTTGGTATCAAGCCCGGTTATGTACGGCTGGACCTGTCCGCAAAACCAGACGCTGTCCTCATAATCTGCGCTGTTGCGGTAATGACCATGGTTAATTTCCACCAGCGCAGCCAGTGGTGAATCATCAATCGTCGGATCGTTGTTTTGGGCGCCAACAAACGTGAACGGGATTTCGTCCCAGTAACCCATTCCTTTTGGCTTAGGATGGTATTCGCTATCGACGGTATACGCTCCGCTTCCAGAGCCTCCTGCACGACGCCATACCCGGCATATAAACTTCGCATTCTCCAGCGCCAGCTCACGATACTGGGTCTCGTCCTTGTAAGCGTAACCGTCCGGCTCTTCTACACATTCACGAAGTACCACCAGCACCAGTTGATCGCGTCCGTTAATGCGCTTTGTTCGCCAGTTGATGATGTTCTCAGCCTGATAGCGGAGGATAATCGCTTCGTCGGACTCTGCAGCGTAATCGACGTAAATGCCCTCTCGCGCAACCTCCAGCACGTTCTCGGTCACCAGCTGCGACTGCTGGTAAATACTAGTACCGGCCCCGTCAGCATTGTCCAGCAGGTATTTCAGCTTTTCCGGACCGCTGAAGGTGGGGTCCTTTCGATACGCCATACCAAGCATGCCGATCTTCGTATTAGCGGCAATGGCATAGAATACCGCACGGCTCAGATAGTCCTCATTGCGCTTACGGTTGCGCGATGATTTATCGGTTGGGTCGAGATAAGGCAGGTACTTATTGCCCGCGGCTTTTACCGCCTCAACTCCTTTACAGAAATCACGATATTTCTTCCAGGCAGCAGAAGCCGCCCGGTGTTCTGGTCGAACCCAGGTGATGTCGTCGTTTGCCATATCAGAAGGTGGTGTCCATGGTGATTGAGTATGCTGGCTTCACGATCGGGTAATCCTTCACGATGAAGTACCCACCAGCATCATTGGGGTGATCGTTATCCGCTTTTTTGTCCGGCTCGCCGTTCGCCGCCCAGACTTGTTGTTCAAGGCTTTCGGTATAGACCGGGCAGTTTTGCACGTTAACCATATAGCGGCGTTCGCCGTTGGCGTTGCAGAACATGGCGTTCATCGAGTTGATGCGGTCCTTAACCGGCGGGTTGGCATCATCAACAATGACGCTGAATCCGGCATCGTTGAGCTGAGCAATATCTGTCTTGCTGGCGTTCTGTGATTTGCGGGAGTCGCCTGATGCATCCGGATAGATGTAAATCTCCCGGCTCTTGACGTAGCGACCGTCCTCATAGCGCCAGAACTCTTCCTGTATGCGCTTAATCATCGCCGGCGTGTCGTAGATCTTCACCAGCTCACGAACAGCGCGCGGCAGGCCGTTTCGCTTAACGTGAACAATCGCGGCCATTTTTCCCACGTTGAAGTCCATGCCGATAAACAGCGGATCCCCATCCTGAATCTCGTCAGAACAGTTATTCAGCTTACGGTTGAAAGTGTGGTAAATAGTCCCGCTGTTGAGGTTGGTGAATTTCCCTCGCAGGTATGCCTGAATCAGTTCATCCGGATAAGAACTCAACAGTGACGGGATGTAATCCGCGGGCAGGTTCTTCGCGTTATCGAACGTGCTGGCCTGTATCAGACCGTACAGGGCCGAGAGCTCTGGTTTTTCACGCCCCGCCTTCACAAACTGCTGGTAGACGAATTTAAACCCTTCCGGCGTGGTCGTGACGTCAATACCGTTACGCAGCCCATCAACCTTGTAACGCATACGGGCGATGATTTTTCGCCACGCCTGCTGCGCTTTGGCGGCTGCCATCACGTCCAGCTCATCCACCATCGCGTTACCGATTTTGAAACCAACTATCGAGCCGGGCTTCTCCATTGAGCGGCAGATTGTGGTCCCGCGGAACCGTCGCCCCTCGTAGAAGTGAACCTCTTTGTTCCCCTCATTAATTTTGACGCTCAGCCCCCAGTCAAAGGCCACCTCTTCTATCGTCGGGTAAAAAATGTCACGAATCTGCGGGTACGTCGGCGCGAAATACCCCTGGTTGATTTTCGGGTGCTCCCACATCCCCTTACAGATGCCGCCACAACCCACCCACGTCTTACCGGAACCGAACCCGGCAACGTAGGCTTTAAACTTATGTTCCATCGCGAGGAAGCGCGCCTGAGGAATATTAAGTGTCGGGCTGATCCCCATCGTCTGCCCTCGCGTCCACTACGTTGATATTGATCTGCACTGGCGTTGGTTCGTCATCGTCACCATCACCGGCCAGCTCTTTGCGGAGTTTCTCAATCTCCAGCTGTCGGCGGTCGATTTCGATTTGCTGGAGGCGCTGCGCGAATTCGCTATTGGCCAGGCCCAGGCGCTTAATTACGGCTTCGTACATCCGCTCGCGGCTGATTGCTGTTATCTCGACACCATTCTTCCCCAGCTTGACGCCGGAATATGCCAAAGCAGCATCAGGGGAAAGTTTCCGGGTGTCTGCGAAATATGGCTGGCCTATTCCGTCGCCATTGCAGCGCGGGCAGGTAGGGTTAGGCTCACGGGTGTGGTCATATCCATAGCCTCCCACGTCGACTGGCTCACGCTTATCGCGTTCTGTAGCTTCCAGCCGCTTCTCTTCAAACTCCACGGCATCACGCCACTGATATTGATAACCGAAGCCCCAGCAGTAACGACACGCACCACGGCGATACTGCGAAAGCTGGTTTGCATCGAAGGTGGCTAGCTGCCACATCTGCGCGAGGACCTCATCGGCACTGCCAAGCGTGCGCGCAATAGAGGCTTTCTGCTGCTGCGCAATGGCCTGAGCAACGTTAGGATTCGATATGAGTTGACGACCGTAGTTTGGGTCACTATAACCAGCACGTGCAGCGGCAGCGGTGGCGTTGTTGTCCTTAAGGTACTCCGCGACAAATAAGCGCTGCTGAGCAGTAAGTCCATCATCATCCACCAGCTCATTTGCGCTTTTATCTTTCTGCGCAGTGCGCATTTTTTTCTGCGCAGTTTTTTGCGCAGTTGGCCTTTTGATATAGCGCCGCGCAGATGTGTAATTCAGTCCCTGCGCTTCACACCATTCCTTTGGTGATACGCCGGTTGCGGCATGGTCGGCGAGGAACTGGTGTCGCAGTGCTCCCCAGTCCGGTTTTGCCATAAATTCCTCTGGATAGTTCCGTTAAACAAGGCGATAGTAATCGTTCAAATCAATGAGATAAAAATTTATGATTGTTAATGAAGAATTTGTTTTTCAGACGTCTACGGTCCATCCTGGCGAAAGATTCTATGTAGTTAACGCATTAAGAGGCGACCAGCCCGTTGATGAAAATGGGTATCTTGTCATGGTTAATGAATGCGGGGACAGAGTGGCTTATCGAGCACCAGGTAATGAATGGCAGCGTGATGCGATGCTTATCGCCGGATATAACACTCTGATTCCCATGTACAAGAATGCAATAAAAATAGCAATTCCGCCTCTTGAGAATGAGTAATTACAGGTATAGCCATTTTTGTTACGCCATTACGATGGGCCTACCCATGGTAATGGCAATAAAAAACCGCCCGTAGGCGGTTAAGTATCAATTTCTTCCTTGCTAGTCCAAACTCTAAAGTATCTTACATAGCGCCCGTTGTTCACCATATCGCCAGGCGTATAAGCATATTCCCAGCCTTTCCTTTTAATCTCCTCAAGAGCCTTTTGCTCTTCAAGATGCATGAAGTGCTGATCTTTAATTTGCTCGTAGGTATAAACACCAACCCTGAAGTCTGTAACGGGCCGCTTATTCAATAATTCCATTGTTTACCTCCCTCTGCTATGAGAAAGGAAACGTATCATATCTTACCCCATTATCAAGCTCACCCGCAGATGAGCTTGATAATGGCTTTCTCAGATGGTTGGATTTCGGTGCAATACTCTTTGCCTAGCGCAAACTTCACAGGCTGTGATTCAAGGATGCCCGCACTTCCTGCGCAGTTTCGCCATCTGCAGGTGCTGCTTTTTCAACCACAATCACCTGTGGCATCTGGCGTTGCGCAGTTTTGCACACTTATCTCTTCTCAGTTTTTGCGCAGAAGGTTTTTTGATATATCGACGGGCGGTAGCATAGTTCAGTCCCTGCGCTTCGCACCAGTCTTTAGGTGATATACCGGTTTTGGCATGCTCGGCGAGGAACTGGTCTTGCAGCGCTCCCCAGTCCGGTTTTGCCATGATTATGTCCTATGGTTAAAGCCATTAAAAAAGCCACTCGATAGTGGCCTTTGTGATGGCAATCTTTGCTTCAAACGTGGCTATTCATTTGGATACCCCGACTTTATGCTGACCATCACAATTGGCCTACCACGCTTTGTTATGCGTCGGTCTGGTTCTAGCCTTTGATGATGGAGAGACATAATTTCTGTTGAAGTGGAGCCAGCACATCGAAAACAAGCTGCTGCTCTGCAGGGAGCTTTTTCGATGCCATAGGTACCTTCCTCTTACAAAGGTTCGTGCTATATTAGAAATCAACAACTTGATTTAAAGGAACAGATATGGAACAGAAGCCTGCTATATATATCGGACGTGCCCGCTCTGCGATTGTAGAAGACAATGATATTTACGGTTGCGAGAGGGGTATACACATAGAGGAAGCAATAACTGCATCAGTCAAACGCAACAAAATATTATCATCTGAAGCGCTTTCTCATATCGACAAAATCAGGAGCATTCTTTTAGACAACGCTGCCACACTTGAGCGAGAAATTGGAACTGAAAACAAAGATAAGGTTCTTTCGGCGGTCAATGAATTACCTAATAGCAGAGACTCCGAAGCTCTTGATAAGTTATTAACAATTTCAAGCCTATGTTCGAACGCAGTCACTATCTGGCCTGTTATAAAACCGATTGTTATTAGCTTAATCGGAGCTGTTAGTTAGACTTCCATCATAAAATGTATTTTCGATGCAAATCTAACCTCTTTGTTAGCATGCAAATATGTGCTCTGCGGGCAACATAAAACCGTAAAACTGAATAAGCTTTGAAAATCATTCGCAATTTGACTGCCATGCTTTGTTGTACGCCAGCACATCACGTTTGGTCTGCTTGTCCATAACGTCAATGTCATGGTCGGTCAGATAGATGGGCTTAACCCAGTCGCAAGCAGTATCAACGACAACCGGGACGCTTCCACGATTCCCGCAGCTCGCGATCAACATCGTCATCAGGCATATGGCTAACAGTCTGCTGTACATTGCTGGCCTCTTTGGTTACTTCGACGCGGCGTTCTACGGCTGCCTTGGTGGCTGCGGCATTATCGTCGGTGCGCTGTTTATCTGATTTGGCTTCGGCTTTTTCGCGTCCACGCATGCTGCCCAGGCCGAAAGCACCGAGAATGAGCAATGCGAAGGTACCGATAGCAGCCAGAATAGCTTTCAGTTTCGTCATAGGCTCACACGCTCCCGTACCCAGCCATACACGAATGACTCGTTAGCCGGGCGCTGCTCTGCCAGCTCGAGATAGCGCTGCCCTTGGCTGCAATTCAGTCCGCGGAGCAATACAACCTCCCCTTCACTTCCGCGCTTCGCCAGGTAGGACTTCAGGGCGCTGATACTGCGCGGGCCGATATAGCCATCGGCGATCAGGTCGGGATAGAGCTGTTGCTGGTTGTTGAATACGTTCAGCCAGCGCTGGAACCATTTCACCTGCACTGATGGCCCCATATTCACGCCGGTGTCGCACAATTCAGCAGCGATGGCCGGCGACACGGTAGCTATCTGGTCGAAGCGTGGACCATACCAGTAATCATCCTCGAGTATTTCGAGTGCCTGCTGGCGTGTCAGGTTGCGCATATCACCGGTAAAGCCATGGGCGCGTGCCGTTGCCTGAGTGATTCCCCAGTTCGTCGGGCCGCCTTTGTCGTTCGGGTGATTAACGTAGCCACCCTCTTTGCCGAGAATGCTGTTGAAGATATCGTCTTTGGTCATCAGTCAGCCCTTACGACTTTTGCCAGATTGCCTTTGGCTCGCCAGACAGCAATGCATATGGCCAGGTTGAGGAATAACTCACCCGGGTCAACGTTGCTGTAATGGCCGAGAAGAATACGGAAAGCGGTGAAACCCGCCGACAGAATCAGCAGGTAGGCCATCCACGCATAACCGGGTCGGTGTGTCTTCCCGGCCTTACTGAAGAACATCAGACGCATCACGATCGCCATACAGATGATCGCGTTTGCATCCAGGATGACGGAATGCCATGTCATTTCCCTTCCTCCTCCAGTCCGGGCATCTTGCCTCGCCGAGATTTGGCGACGATTCGAAGCAGGACTGCGACGGAAATGGAAGCGGATACCAGCGCACCGACATTCGGTGAAACTTCGATACTGACCGGTGGCTGCAACAGCCCGAGGGCTGTGTTGATAACGCCAGCGAGTATCTTGGCCATGGGAACGGAGAAGAACACGCCGCCCATGAACGAGATGACCGCAAAGAGCATCTGCTTCCAGAGTTGATGAGGCTCTGAGGTCAGCACATACATTGCCGCCCCGGCAAGCGCACATAACATTACGCCAGGCGTCGCCTCCGGGAACATAGTGGCGAAAGTGATCCCTACCGTAGCGGAGGTCACCCCACTGGCAATTGTGATTGGCTCAGACATAGTTATTCCGTGTGTAGAGGATCAGGCTTCACGGGCTGGATTTATCAACAAAGCACGTAGTGGATGAATCCCGTGAGCCTGAAAATGAAAAAGGCCGCCATGCGGCAGCCTCAAAGTAAGTACGGTTGTTTACATTGGCGGAGAGAGAGGACCTTCTAACACCTCTGCTTCACCGTTATGGCAAATGTCATCGCCTCTGGTCAGGTGCCAGACACCTGTGATTATTTTACCCGTTTCGAGATCATCAACAGTGTCGTTTGTGTAATACGCCACCTGTACAACACCGACATGCTGAATCCAGTAATACCCTTCCTTCATAAATACCCCCGCAAGACTATGTCGATAGTATAGGGAGTAACTGAAAGCTTAGTGGTGCAGGAAACCACAAGTGTAGATTTCAATTCTGACTATTAATGATACACAGTGAAAAAAAGCCTGCTCGGACGAACAGGCGTAAAATATCAAAGTCATCAAGGATAAACGCGTTGTGGTGCCGGGTGCCTCCCGGTGGAACAGCCCCAGTAGACATATTCCGCAAATGCCTAGCTCTTCGTAACCTTACTGGATGCCCCGCCGCTTAGGGGGATTCACCACGAGTCAAAAGATAAAATCATCTGGTTACCGGGGCAATATCTGGTCAGCACTTTTCAGAATTGAGTATTTAAATGCAAAAAGCCCCGCGCGATGGCGAGGCCTTAAAAACACATATTGCCAGCGCATACAACAATGGCACAATATCAGATTCACACGAAATGTATGCTAATTAGTTCATTTTTGCAATACCTTGCTGGTAATTTGCTGCCTTTTGTTGTGAACGTGATCGCGAAACATGAAGTAGCGCCTTGGAGTCGAGTCCCTTATACAGGCTGATCATCGCATCGTAATGTTCCACATAATTCTGAGACCAGTTTGTTTTATTAACGCCCACCAGCGCAGCCAGAACTCCATATTGATACGGATCCTTCCCGGATAATTCGCCTTTCACATCCTGCGCCGCCAGCCATATCAATTGACGCAACCGGTCAATAGTCTTCTTCGACACCTTCCTCCCGGCCAGATGCTCGCAAAATTTCGACCACGCCCACTGAGTAATCAACACCTGATTCTCCCAGCTTACGTTCTCGCTGTAGTTCCATAGTAGCCAGGCTTTCTGATGTTCTTCGAGTGACATCAGCGCGCGGCGCCACGATGCCGTTGAATACTCAACCGGCTGTACCAAGGGAATATGTGATCCCTTGGCAAGCGACTGTTTGCCCGGTATCGGTGGATTATCCAGCGTAATCATTTTCCCGCTCACTTCATCCAGCACTCGAGGCTTTTTACGTTTAAACCTTCCAGTATCGAACTGTGCGTTCTCAAGCCACGCCATCAATTGCCCTTTCGTCGCACCACTTAAATCGGCGGTGGCCACTATCAGTTGCTGGCGCACGTATTCAAGAAATTGAGTGTTCATACAGTACCGCCTATGGTTTTGATGTAGTTCTTCAGTATTCGGTAGCCCGTCAGCACAGAGCCGGGAAAATGGTATAAGCGCAATCTTTGCCAGCGAACGCGGAGGTGATCGGCAAAATAGGATTCAAATGTCATGCGGCCTCCCAGCTCTTAATTAATCCACGACGAAGTGCGCTGTAGCGCTTCCTGATGGCTTCGAGTTCTTCGATGGTGTATCGGTGTGGGACGTTATTGTTTTCGAGAGCCTCAACGCGCTCAGGCCCGATTTTCTCGATAAGACCAAGGCGGTACTGCTGCTGATTGCCCGACAACTGCACGTTACAGTGGTGACATTGTTTACTGATATTGTCTTCGTGGTAGCGCAGGTGGGATACCTTACCGCGTGAGCGGTAGTGACCAGCTTCCCACTGGACGGTTTCGAACGTCCCACAGCTGATGCATGGCAGATCGGCATCACGTTCGCGGATGTAGTCATTGACGACACGCTGCGTTAAATCTTCCCAGTGTTTCAACGGTTTTACTGCTGCTTTACGCTGGCGCCAGGCTGCTCGCTCTTTCTTCTCAGTGGCGCGCTGTTTGGCAGACTCCTTACGTTGTGCATCTTCCCGCGCTTTTCTGGTCTGTTCCTTGCCGACGGCGCTGGCGCACTCATAACCGCACACGGTCTGCGTATCGCGTGCCGGATGAAACCACTGGCGGCATTCTTTGTTGGCGCACTTACGGCGCGGTAACTTAGCCATGCTCAACCCCACGCCCTGTTTTGCCAGACCTTACTCGGGCGCGGCGCTTTGTCGCCTTCCGGCAACTGCACGCTGACGGTCCAAGTGATGTTGTCGCGATTCAGGCTACGTTCTACCGTGGCGCCACGGCGGTGGTAACTGGCCACCAGCTCGTCGGCCTGTTCGGTTGTGCATTCGTGATGGTGAAACCAGGAATATTTCATCGCCATCACCCCGCAAAGCTCATGAGCTGCGATGCGGCGTTTTCCGCTTCACGCTGGTTCCTGAATGAACGGGACAATACCCATCGCCACAGAACATCGAGCGCGGCTTTGTACAACTGCTGGAATTCGGCTTCGTCCATGTTGGCGAAAGCAATGCTGCGGGGATGTTTGCGAAGGGTGCCGTCAGGCAGTTGTATCGCGTCATAGTGGCCGGATTCGACAATTACCCATGAACGGTATGCATCAAAAGATTTGCAGACACTGATACTTCCTGCACGCCTGTCAGCGATCCGATCGAGGTATTGTTCTGCTGCATCAAGCAGCGCACCTTCGTTTCCACCAAATGCCGCGAGGAATTTAGCGTACCCGGTCACCAATTTACGTTCGTTGGAAGAAATTGCCCCGCCGGTGGGTTCCCAGTATTCGAAACCGAGATTGAGTAACGCGAAGAAGCGACGATGAAAGGCCGGGTTGCGTACCTGCCGGAACTCAGCCACCAGCACGGCGCCGAGTTTGAATTTTGATTGCAGAATATCACTGGTCTCCGGCGTGGCCGCGATCAGGATTCCTGAGGATTGCTTGATTAGTTGTAACTGCGCCATGGTGCTCTCCGTGGCGCATAAGGCATAGGTTGTTCAGGCCTATGAAGGAATAATATCAGACGGCGGAAGAACTCGGTAGCCCAAGCGTGTAGCAAACATATTTGCTTCTCTCTTCTACGTGTTCGGGGTTCATCGTAGCAGCTACAAAGGCTAGTTTGACCACCCTGAAAAATCCGACGGCAGGCGGGCTGTATTACCAAGCTAATTGCTGGTGTTGTATATCATCAGCCACGGTCCTGCCAGAGCAAGGAGCATCGCCACAATGGCAACTTAGAGGGCTACTGAATGGGAATCTAGCTCGCGGGCAGATGCATGGGTAGTCAGTTACCATCAGTAGACTCATCGATCTCAATGTGACGACCATGAACACGCCGCTATCCCGAATGACCATGAGCGGTAGTTCGCAGTGACAGAGCCAAATCAGGTGTTGTCCGACGACGTGACGTATATATAGACAGGTTAGCGCCGAGCATACTTTGCAGTTATTCTCGACCTGTTCGTGAGGAAACCGGTGGATTGGGTAATGTCGTTCTCCATAGTTAGCAAACTGACGTTCAAAACGCTGGAAATGGCATGGGAAGCTCGTGGCAAGCTAGGTGGAATTATGTTCCACAGTGATTAGGACAGTCATTATACAAGCAGGAGGTTCCGGCAGCCACCGCGGCGGTACCGGATCAAACCGAGGATGATTCGACGTGGATACTGCTGGGATACACCGCGATGGAGTGCTTGTTCATGAGCCTGATGAATGAATGGGTGCCAGTAACATGTTACGTAAGCTTCATCGATACTACCCATGAAATAACAGATTTTATTATTGGGTATTACAGAGCGCTCAGGCCGTGCAAATATAACGGAGGGGTACCAACAACCGAAAAAAATCTTTACTGGAAAAAAATCTAAAATTGTGAGCAGTTTTGTTGTCCACCACAATGCATTTAAGCATTACTGAAAACAATGTATTTTGAATGAAACCCTAATACGTAGTAGTTTAATTTATCTTTAGTGGATTATCCTAATCTTGCGTTCGTAATTCATATGTGAATTTAACATACCCTAGTTTAATTTTTTTGATTTAATCATCAAAATACATTAACATACAACAAATCCATAACATGCCTCAGGATACAAAATGTTAGCAGAAGATATTATTGTTTGCGCCGTTAAAGATTTCGAATATTTTTTCATCAAATCATACAACTACAAAGTTAAAGTTAAATTGCATGATAACAACAGTAGTCTTCACGCTTCTATTAAAGGTTTTGAACATAACTCATTTATTAGATTCTCAAGCGACCTTTGCTCAATGGAAATAACGAGCAATGAGGACTTTATCTTTATACTTAATATTGTTTGCCATGAACTAGCTCATTATGTCAACCATCATAACTATATAAAAAAAGATGATAAAACAAATAGAATTTTAGAAGCATGGGCCGATAGGTGTGGTGTTAAAATACTTCTATGCATTTTACGAAAAGGTTTTTACATAAGCAATCTCTATAAGAAAAATAATTATGACACATCACTGGATGGCTTAACAAAATTAATAGGGAAAGTATTTTTCAAATTAGCAGGGAATGTTTTTAACATAAGCTCAAAGTATTATTACGAGCGTTTAATAAGGGTAATGCATTGTGTTGCTGGCGCAAATTCGTTTTTTGATGATGTATTTGACGATAGGGATCTAGACCGTGCATATGTAGTAATGCATAATATTTACATGAAGTCTGGATTAAGAAATATAATTTCAGAGGAAATGCGCTCAATAGAACCTGACTTGGTTGAACTTCAACAAATTCGTGAGCTTCATTTTAATTTGCAAGAAGGTAGAAATTCAATTACGCCCGGTTTGAAACCTTTTTATGAAAAATTTATTGGCACGTCTTACCTCCCAACAAATAACGCAGCCACTTTAGCAAAAATAAGCATAGCATACGATTACGCCTTGCAGTCAATGAAACCCTCAAGGTTTGGACTTGCTAAATCTTTTTTTGGCGATGATAAATATTAGTTAACTTATGTATTGCTTTGACATTATTAAATTGAATTGAATAATAACATTATGCAATTCAATTTAAACACCCTTCACAATCCCCCATCAACAACGACATTAAAACTGAACTAGATCTTCTTTGCGGACTTAGGTGGGCCGCGCGGGAACAATTGAGTGCCAATTTATCTGGCAAGCATACCTTCGTAAACTGAATTCAAATTCATTATCACCTCATCTTATAACTAAACGAGCACACTTAATTTATTAAATCAAAGGTGCGCCTCTGACTCATAACTCAGACGGTATATTACTGCAGTTATTGTTTTCAATATTCCAATGCCCATCTTACTTATGAAAGATATTTTTACATGTAGTCTTAAGCTCACATCATAGTTCAATTCTTTCTCAGTATATTTCTGACATTCTTATAGACGTTAGATTGTTTCACTAAAGAATTTAAAAATTCGTAAATTCCTAAAAGTAATTTACCCATCACACTTTAAGCCCTTAAAATTTGTCATTGTTCGTCAAGAACATCCCCTCATCTTAATATTCAAGCGCTCGTATTTCGCTTTGAGAAGCTCAGCAGGCGTAGGCCCTTTTGGAGTCAATAGCGTCGCCAGCGCCCGACAAGCAAGCGTGTTTGTCCGCTCAGTGCCAAGAACAGACCTTAGTGGCTTGGCAAGTGTGAGCGTTTGAATATCGCCTCCGTGCTACACAATAGGCGTCTACATTTTCGACGCACGAGCAAATTGTGGCTTTAGTTGTCTAATACCAATGCTTCAACACTGATTCTTCGCCAAACAACGTATCGTAGAACACCAGTTGGATTCCGCAGGCTTACGCAAACAGATAGCGCTAACTGCTAGGCGGCCCACTTGATGCACATTCATCCTCAGATGAGGTATATTTACTCGATGCCAAGTACAAATGGCATCAACATATCTAGCTTTATTTTCATGTCTGCAGTTGCCGAAGCCGCATTAGCCTGCGGCAAGGCAAGCCATCTGTTTACGGCATCGGAGTTGAATCGCTGCTGACTTAGAAACGAAGATACAGACGTTTCCCAGGAAAAGAGTTCACCTGTGCAAAGTTCGACGGACTGCTGAGAACAGGCTCGCTGAATAGCCATTCCCAAACCGACGTAGCGGAGAAGCTCACGTCGTACATTCTCATCTTTTTGCTTGATTGCCACATCCAGTTTCGGTTTCGGTCCAAAGTACACTCCGGTAGTACCTGGTTGTAATGTTGGGTCACTGGAAAAATAAACCGGGACTCCCATCAATTTAAATGCCGCCGTCAAAATTTCATAGCTAATGTCTGATCGACTCCAACGGCCCATGTGGGGGGGGACTTTCGGCAAACCAACCAGATCATCGCCACGGCTTACAATCGATACACCCTCAACTGGCAAGGATGGTTGCATTGTGACTATAGTGTCCGAATCGATTTCCCAGCCAGCTTCGCTTAACAATCGCAAAAAATTACCAGCAGCCACGCACGATGATTCGCTCCACTCAACACAACCGATGCGCAGCTTGTCCCGCTGACCGAACTGTCCTGTTCGAAATAATTCGAGGTATCTATCGCGATTGGAACTATTAACGGCATATGTATCAATCACGGTAGGCGGTACAGGTTTACTTGCAGATACAGGATTTTGTTGAAGCAAAGCTGGGCTTTTGAAATACACTATAGCGAAGATCGCCGCTGCGCCAGATGCTTTTAACCACCCTTTAAATTTTACTTCCAGGAGACCAGGCAGAACTGCACCAATACATCCAGCAGCTAGAGCCAGAACTATTCGGTAAACTGTATATTGGTAAGATGTTGGATTGGGGGTTGTGAAAGTAGTTATGAGTATGGCAACTATCGCCACAAGCGCAAAACTATATCTAATGTACTTGTCTATCTTTACACTGCTCATTTTAATTTTGACACCTGTATCAAATCCATAAGTCGAAAACCCCGCATTAACCTGCTCCCCATTGATTAATACAGCTTTATACTCGTGATGAGGCTAATGGTGTTGGTGATAAGTGTAATTGTCCGTTGCTCGCTGATTGCAGCCATCCACTGTACTTGATGAAGATGAAACAGTGCTCAGTCTGATTCAGGGTAAATCCGCAAAGCCCCCAGCATAGGTTCTATAACTGGCGACTATCTCGCGGTTGATCCCGCCACTTCGCAAAAGACTTTGTCGCTGACCTCCAGGCCGCACAGGCAAATTACATGGCCATTTCTCAGGTCCCCATGACAGCCAGCATCGGCACAACAAAAATTACCGCTCCCGCATGGAAGAAAAAATAGGTTTACGGCATGGCGGCAACTAAGGCTCGCATGATTAATCCGGACTCAGAACGCGCTCACGCAAAAGTCACTGAGATCCGCGGCAACCATGCCGTCTATGTCTAACAATCGGCAGCCCAAAAGCAATAGACCAAGCAGCTCAGGGTTACTGAGACAGTCCAACAGTGCCCCTTGCCCTCCAGGGCAACCGTCGCGCTGAAAAGTATTTCCTGGCGACCAGCGTTACAGGAGACTGCCACTCGAGTAAAGGGAGAATCCGAGAAGGCTTAGGTAAATATCAGCTAACCGTGCGGCATTCTGGTAAGCAGGCGGTGAGTTTTGAGCTGAACACTTTCTTTAATCATATCGGCCCCGTCTTTCGCTACAGCCTGTAGCGGATAATCACGCCCTGAGTTCGGTCGGCGCAATGCACCCTGGAACTGCTGAGGTCAGCCTGCACGTCAGGATGAGGATGATGTTTCGAACCCGATGCACAATGTACAAATTGCGTAGGGGCCAGTAGCACTGCGTTACCAGGCTCCCACGAATGCTGAGAACCGTGATGAGGGACCTGCGTCAAACCAATTCGGTTCCACCGTTGCGCCCCCAGATGGTGCTGAATATCTGAAATCACTGCCGCAGTAAGATGAATATCACCGGTGCACAGCGTGGCCGGCCGGAGAGTTCTTCTCCACCTGAAACGACAACAGTGGCGATCACTGCCTATACAGCAAATACTGAATTTTTGGCTTACGGGGGCGGCATACATGCACAATGAGATGTTATTTTTTGCTTTGCCGGAATGACCAAAATGGTACTCATACCGATCTTTGAGTGTTTTTCTCCAGTTCGCTGGCATACCTGACAACGGCTGATGCAGGTTAGTACTCATGATGGTGTTCTGAATATCCGTTTTTACATCCGACAAGAGCCAGCCTGAATGTTTCGCATACCACTGCCCGCATCGTTGTTCAATTAGTCCCAATTCGGAAAAGTCTTTTTCCGCATTATAAAAGACAAACTCAAAGTCACCATTTACAGCCTGGATAGAGTGATTATGGGGGAGGATTCGTATGCTTGTATTACCGGAAAAAGAAGACCCAAAAGAAAAGTAATTTTCACTGAATTGCCCTGGTTCATCCTCCTGAAACTCCCTTGAGTTCGGCTCAGTCCCCTCATTGCCTGAGGGAACCGGTGTTGCATCCGGTCCCCTCCGAATGAGTACAACTTCCTCAACACGAACATCAAAATTTCTTGATGCCAGCCATTGTACTGGATTGAGTTGTAACATGGCTGTGGATGGTGATGAGCCCTTCTTGCCCAAGACAGAAATTTCCCGAACGGACTGAGCCCATTCTGAATATGGCAGAACCAGGGTCTTGACAGAGCAGTGCCGAAGAAGAGTTTCAACGCCATTAACATGATCATTATCGAAGTGTGAGAGCACCAGCATGTCAAGGGACACGAGCTTCCGTGGTAATGTGCTCAATACGCGGTTAAGGGTTGTCTTGCTTGTTGCGCCACAATCATAAACCCATTGGAAAGACTCACCTGTACTAAGGTGACGAAGAAAGCCCGTCTTAAAGGTACCCGTTCCGACAGGGTGGAACTTCTGAATAACCATCATTGATGTCATTTTCGTCCCTTAATTTGAGATGCCTTCCTGTGAAACGCACCTGTTCCATTAGTGATGTTGGAAGATTATCGGCAGTTAACCATCATAATTGAATGCTTTTTGAAGAACTAGCGTCAGCAAGAGTGAAAGTTCTCCTGCAGGAGCTTAGCCAACATACCCCAGTTGCATGACATGTTCCCAATTGTTTGACTCACGGCATTGCTAGCAAGAACCATGGATACTCAATGACAAACGTCTGCTGTTCGCTCATAGCAGACCTATTCATCGCTATGCCCTCCCACCAGACTTGATCCAATCATATTTGGCTTTCAGAAGCTCCGCAGGGGTTGGCTCATTCGGAGCCACTGGAGCTGCCAACGTACGACGAACCGGCGGGATCGGCTTCCCGGCCAGCACCCGCTTTTCCCACATATCCAGAATGTCGCTGGCTTCACGCTCGAGCTCTTTATGGCTCAACTGACCATCAGTACCGCGCCGGCGCAGTTCCAGGCAGATGTGGTACAGAACCGGATTCGACCATGGGTATTGCTCGCTGGATGGGTAACGAAAAATCAACTTCTGCCACTTCCAGTACTCAGCCATGACGTCAGCAGCGCTAATGCCAAGCGCGCTACGGCCTTCACGGCACCAGGCGATGAATTGCCCCGGCGATGGTAAGAACGGGCGCTCCTGACGCCGTGCAACGCGCAGACCAGCGTTTACCTGCTCCATGGTGGTGATCCCGTTTTCGCGAAAGGCCATCAGCCACTGGCGGCGCAGTTCGTCGAATGCATCCTGGTCGTTGAAGGTGTGGATGCTGGCCGGGAACGCGGCGCGCAGCACACTGAACAAGGCGTTGAAGATCTCCGCCGTCTGCTCTGCACTCGGCGTTTTAACGTCCTGTAATTCGGGCATACCGCTGGCTACACGCGCAAAATTCTCGCGGTCGAAGGCGACCATCTGCTCAGAGAGAGTTTTCATCAATCACCCCGTCAATCCAGTCTGTGTTGTTGTAATCGATGCCCAGGCGGCTACCTGCAGTCGGCTTAACCGGGAACTTCGGTTTGAATAGTCCCTGGTATCCGTTGGCGATGCTGGTGTTAATCACGTCCACCGGGTTATGTCCTTCGTCCAGGCAGGTCTTCAGCAGTTTGAATGCTTTGGTGACTGTCAGTTCGGTCTTGATGGCTTTCCCAGACTGTTGACGATAAGCAACCCACTCACTCCAGGACTCAGAATCAAGCCACTCAGGAACAGGGATTGTCAGCGGGTCAAACTTCACTTTCCCCTTTGGGGGATTAGAGGGGGTTAGATCTGTTTTTATATTTGTATTTGGAAGAATGTCTTTGGTGTTCCCTGTTTTCGGGGATACCTCTCCCTGAATTCGGGGATAACCATCCCTGTTTTCGGGGATGGTTGGAGGGGTAAACTCCCCATCCCTGTTTTCAGGGTTAACCATCCCTATTTTCGGGGATAGCTGTCCCTGATTCCGGGGATCGCAAATCATGAATTCGGGGGCATTAATAACCCATGTTTTAACTTCAGCAGCCGGGAACGCCTCCGGACACTTCATGCAATTTGGCTTTGTATAAGCCCATTTATCCAGGCAGGTATTAATCCCTATGTATCTGGTTTGCCCAATGCGGCGCAGGATGATGATATTCCGATAAGCGAGGCTCACCACAGCTTCAGACACGTGCTTAACCTTCAGCGCCGTTTTGTCTGCAATGAGGCTATTAGTAATACGGTCCGACTTCTTAGACCAGCCATAGGTCAGACGAATTATCGCATTCAAAACCCTGAATTCACGGCCTGATAGCTCAACGATACACAGGGCATCCTGAATCTGGTTGGCTATGCGTAAATAGCCGTTCTCCAGTTCAGCCATATGGCTCTCCTGTTGCTCCTGTAGAGGTGCGGGAAATTTGATAACTTCAGCGGTATTTGACATACTTGCCTCGTAATTTCTGCCTGGAATTACACTCGAAAACTGGTTGTGTTGGCGCACTCCAGTTTTCCCCCTCTCAGAACAGCCCTGGCTGCAGCTGATTACGTTTAACGCGTTTCTTTTCGAACTTGTCTGCAGGAAGTGATTGCTTCTCTGCCCATAGCTTTGCGTGCCGTAAAACATCGTCAAAAATCCTCCCCTTACGACTGGCCTGACTCATACGCTTGTACATGTCGATCGCCTGATATGCCCCCGTTGTGCCACCGCCGCAGAGAAGCCCTGTTTAATCAGCTCGTCGCGCACGTTCTTTTCAATGAACTCGATGTGGTTCATGGGCACCTCACAAAAGACCAGGCGCTAACGCTGCCAGACCGCTAAGAACCTGCCCCATGGCTTCGGCAGGAAGCATTGCCAGCATCTTCTCTATTCCCTCTCGGACCTCTTTCACCATCTGGTGCTGGGGAGCGTTAAGCATCAGCGCCTGCTTGGCCTCGCTGATTTCTTTCTCCATCGCTGAATAGCGAGACATGAAGTCATCATGCGGAACCAAACGCCCCCGGAATTCCAGAGGAAGAACAGCCAGAATCGCCGGGATCAGTAGCCGGATATTGCGTTGTGCTGTCATAGTGGTCCCGTCGAGCCAGCGGAACAGCTTCTGACGGCGACGACTTAGATCGTCGGGGAAATCCAGCGCGCCGCCACCCTGCCGTTCCCATTCCTCAACGATGAGGCCCGCGACAACATCCTGGTTGTTGATTGATGCAGCCCAGGCGCGAACGGCATAACGGATATGTTCCGGGGAAACGTCAGCAGCTTGCTGATAACGGTTTATCAGTGGCTTAGCTTCAAAATCTGTATTCTGGTGATACGTAAGTGATTGCATGATGCTTTCCCTTTCGTTGTTAAGCAGCTGAGTTACGCGGCGCCGCAAATACCAAGCTCTCTTTTAAAACCGGTGCCTGACGATGAAAGCTATGGGTTGCCGTTTCAATCGCAGATGCTTTTTCAGGGGAAGCCCGGCGATTCCCATATGCAATCTGGTCAAGGTAGCCAACGGTTGTTTTAGCCAGCTTTGCCAGCTGGAACCATTCGTCAGAGGTGGCACCTTTGCGCCAGCGAAGAAGTTCATTACTCATCAGTGTCTCCTGTGGATATGTTGGATCGGAGTTTAGCGTTATGCTAAATAATACGCAAGAAAGATTTAGCAATTTGCGCATTTATCATTTTGCTATAAGCAGCGAAAATGAAGGGATGGAAAATAAAGAGATTAGAAAAGCCAACCTTGAGGCACTGTACGAACAGCGGCAGACAGATAGCGGAATGACTAAAGCACAATTTGCTGAACTCATTGAAACCAGCCCTGCCGCTCTTAGTCAGTTACTTGGGGCAAATCCAAATCGCAACATCGGCGATAAATTGGCTCGAAAAATTGAAACTGCGCTGAATCTACCGTTTGGTTGGATGGATGTGTTACACACCCCTGAAAACGACGGTAATGTGAAATACCGTGGAATTAATGAGACGAAAGGAAGCTATCCTGTAATCAGCTGGGTAAGCGCGGGACAATGGATGGAAGCTGTAGAACCTTATCACCGCAGAGCTATTGATCGTTGGTACGATACCACAGTTGCTTGTTCTGAAGACTCATTTTGGCTTGATGTTAAAGGCGACTCCATGACCTCGCCAGCGGGACTAAGCATCCCAGAAGGAGCAGCAATTCTTGTTGATCCTGAAGTCGAGCCTATCAATGGTAAATTGGTAGTGGCAAAGCTTGATGGCGACAACGAGGCTACGTTTAAAAGGCTCGTTATTGATGCAGGTCGTAGGTTTTTAAAGCCTCTAAATCCTCAATATCCAATGTTAGAAGTTAATGGTAACTGTAGAATCATAGGTGTTGTGGTTGACGCGAAAATTTTGAACATTCCTTAACACACCACTAAAGAGTGAGCCCGCACAAAGCGGGCTTTTTTTTGTCTCGAATCCTACCTCACACAAAATTTAAGCGCTTATTAATCAAAGCGCTAAATTCTCAGCGTGAATAATTTAGCGTTTTGCTATTGATAATAATTTAGCAACACGCTAAATTCATCTCATCGCGAAAACAAACGCGCATAAGGCATCACAACGTTCCGCCAGCCTGGCGATAAAGGCAAACGAGAGGGAATCATCATGGTTCATCAGCACTACGGCACGCAGACGATTAACCGCGGCGCAGTTCTGCCCGGCATGCTCGTCAAACACAAAGACGCAACCTGGACTGCATCAGCCAACGCACGAGGTCGTTTGTATCTGCACCGCGGCGTAGAGCGCACTTACACAACCGAGCTTTTGGTTGAAGTGTTTCTGAATGGTGCAGGCAATGCCCTTAGCCATTAACGGGGGAGTTATGCAAGAGAAGAAATGCGCTTACCGACTCTGCGGAAAGCCAATTGAGCAGGGAAAAGAAGTGAAGAACACGCTGACGTTGATCCACGGCGCGCAGCTGAAGCACGAAGAACGCGATTACTGCTGTGTACGTTGTGCTTCATACGACCAGATGGCCCACGAGTCATAACGTAAAAACCCGCCAAAGCGGGCCTGTACGTCCGGTGCTCCCGACCAAAGTAACACCGGAATTTATAGCAAACCAAATAAGACACCCAATGGGCGCCACCAATGGTCCGGGGATTCTAACACCCAAAAATGAGGATCTCACATGGAATTCTTTAATGTGGTTAAAGCCACTCAGAAATCCGGAAAGCAAGATGCAGTGCTCTGGTTCACTGCTAAAACCGAGGCTCGCGCCAATCTGATGCTGGATGTTGCGCTGGAAGATGCAGGTATCGAAACAGGTCGGGGTAAGGACTACGCCAAACCGATTCGCACTGATTTCCCAGTTGTCGACGGCCTGCCAAAAGAAGGTGAAGTTGATTTTACCTGGTGTGATCGCTACGAACTTCAGGACGATGGGCGCACCTGGCTGCCAAAAGCCGCTGGTGTGTCTACTGGTTCCGTTGACGCCCCCTCCACACCTACTCCGACCGTAATCGTTGAAGATGCGACTGCGTCCGAAATTGTCCCGGTTGAAAACCGTACTCCAGCGGTCCGCTTTGCCGTCCATCTGATGAACGATAAATACCAAACCCACGTCACTAAAGAGCAGCAGTTGGCTGCCAGCGAAATGTCACTGGATGAAGGCAATACATATCTCCATAGCCTGCTTGTGGCAAGGAACGATGTACCCGCGACTGCCAAACTCAGCCTGAATGCTGAGTGGAAAATGGTTCAGGCGATTAAAGACATCTTTGTACAGGATGAAGAGCACGAGCTCCGGGTGATCACTGCATTCATGTCTGACTGGGTGAACACCGATGCCGGTGACCGTAACCAACTTGTAGAAGACTGGCGCAGCGGTAAGTTGCAGTTGCTCAAAACTGAAACCACCAGCGGTGAAGTCGGTCCCGAAGAACAATCTCAGCAGTCAGAGCAGCCGAACCTGATCGTCGTAGCCACCCTGCCATTCCGTCAGCGCGTACTGGCTCAGTTCATCGGTGAAGGTGAATATCTCTATCACGTCGACGCCGGGCAGAAAAACGAGATTGTCCGCCTTGAGATGGACACTGATGACACGTACATCCAGAACCTGCTGCTGGCTGCTGAGAATGTGGAGGCATTCAAAAAAGCCATTGAGCACGATATTCATAAAGTCGTGAATGCCGTTAAGAAAGTCTTCCCTGTCGACGGCAAAAAACCGGAGCTGGCAACAGTTATCCAGTTCCTGACGGTGTGGTTCAAAACTGATTACATCGATCGCGGCCTGCTTGTTAAGGAATGGCAGAAAGGCAACCGTGTTGCGCAGATTCAACGTACTGACGTCAAAACCAATGCTGGCGGTGGAAATAAAACCGATCGCAATCCTAAACTTACCCATTCTTTGGATAATCTGGATATAGAAATTGCCCTCGCCACTCTGTCGATAGATTTCAACATCTACGATATTCCCGGTGAAGCCTTCCGCCCAGCAAAAGCTATGGTACTAGCCAAAGATAGTCCATTCAAAGAGTGGTCCTCAGCCCTGCGCAAACGCGCAGGTATCCTAGATTATTCCCGCGCTGCGATTTTTGCGCTGATACGTAGCGCGCATCCTTCTTATTACCTTAATCCAGACCGTCTATCTGGTTATATCAACGCGAACCTAACGGAAACCGACCACGAGCACCCAACAGCAGAAATGCTGGCAGCAGCTAGGCATAAGCCGGAAGAAAGCTGGGAAAACGAAATTAATAAGCAGGCCGCTGACGAACAGCCACAAATCGCCAACATCGGCAACGGCGTATTCTCCATAGAAGGCCTGATGGGTGATCAACAAACACATACAGATGACCGTTCACCAGTTAATGAGGACACCACCAGCAATGTGCAGATGGAAGAAACTTTCAGTGATGAAAAACAGGCTGGTACTGAAGTGCAGTCAGGCGAAAGCAGTCTGGAAACTGGTGAAAAGTCAGATACCAGCCAGCAAGCCGATGTAAACCAGAATACGGGTTATGTCACCCAAAATAGCGATTCTGTAAACCAAACTGAACCAGTTTTGGCACAAACCGAGCCAGAAGCACAATCTGACGAACCAGCTGTTGCGTACCCCGCTTACTTCGAGCCGGGACGTTACGAAGGTCTGCCGAACGAGGTTTATCACGCAGCGAACGGTATCAGCTCAACCCAGGTGAAAGACGCACGTGTGTCGCTGATGTACTTCAATGCGCGCCACGTAGAGAAAACCATTATCAAAGAACGCTCTCCAGTTCTGGACATGGGTAACCTGGTGCATGCGCTGGCGTTGCAGCCCGAGTTGCTCGATGAAGAATTCAGCGTTGAACCCTTAATTCCGGAAGACGCATTTACCACCACGGCAACGATCCGCGCCTTTATTGATGAGCATAACGCCAGCCTGCCAGCGATGCTGTCAGCCGACGACATCAAAGCGCTGCTGGAAGAATACAACGCCACTCTGCCTGCACAGGTGCCGCTGGGTGGTTCAGTCGAGGAAACTGGCCAGAGCTATATGTCGCTGCCAGAAGAGTACCAGCGTCTCGAAGCGGACAAGAAGCAGACCGCCTCAGCGATGAAAGCCTGCATCAAGGAATACAACGCCACTCTGCCTGCTCAGGTGAAAACCAGCGGTAGCCGCGATGCGTTACTCGAGCAACTGGCAATCATCAATCCTGACCTGGTTGCACAGGAAGCGCAGAAACCGGCGCCACTGAAAGTGTCCGGTACCAAAGCAGATCTGATTCAGGCCGTGAAGTCTGTTAATCCGAACGCCGTCTTCGCCGACGAACTGCTGGATGCGTGGCGCGAGAATCCCCTAGGGAAAGTGCTGGTCACCCGCCAGCAACTGAGCACTGCACTGAGCATTCAGAAAGCCTTGCTCGAGCACCCGACCGCGGGCAAGCTACTGACACACCCGAGCCGTGCAGTAGAAGTCAGCTACTTTGGCTTCGACGACGAAACAGGTCTGGAAGTCCGTGTGCGCCCGGATCTGGAAATCGACCTGGACGGTGTGCGCATCGGTGCCGACCTGAAAACCATCAGCATGTGGAACGTTAAGCAGGAAGGCCTACGCGCCAAACTGCACCGGGAAATCATCGACCGTGACTACCACCTGAGCGCGGCTATGTATTGCGAGACTGCAGCGCTGGACCAGTTCTTCTGGATTTTCGTCAACAAAGACGAGAACTACCACTGGATCGCCATCATCGAGGCATCCGCCGAACTGCTGGAACTGGGCATGCTTGAGTACCGCAAGGCGATGCGCGCTATCGCTACCGGCTTTGACACTGGCGAATGGCCAGCACCGATCACCGCTGATTACACCGACGAACTGAACGACTTCGACCTGCGCCGCCTTGAAGCGCTGCGTCTGGCTTAATGGAGGATTTGACCATGCAAAATACCAACATCATTACGACCGAGCAGGCACCAAACACCATTTCCGCCAGCAACGCTGTGTTCAACGTGCAGGCACTCGGCCAGCTTACCTCTTTCGCTGAATTGATGGCGCAGTCTGCCGTCACCGTCCCCAAACACCTGGAGGGGAAACCCGCCGACTGTATGGCTATCGTCATGCAGGCTATGCAGTGGGGAATGAACCCATATGCGGTTGCCCAGAAAACGCACCTGGTCAACGGTGTACTAGGTTACGAAGCGCAGTTGGTTAACGCAGTAATCTCCAGTTCAAGCGCCATTGTTGGTCGCTTCCATTACGAATACGGCGGTGACTGGGAGAAGATCGCCGGGAAAAAAGACGGTCGTGATGAATTAGGTCTGTTTATCCGGGTTGGCGCCGTACTGCGCGGAGAAGAAGAAATCACCTGGGGCGAGCCAATCTACCTGGCAGATATCACCACACGTAACTCGCCACTGTGGAAAACAGCGCCGAAGCAGCAGATTGCTTATCTGGCAGTGAAGTACTGGGCTCGCCTGTACTGCCCAGAAGTCATCCTCGGCGTCTACAGTCCAGATGAAGTTGAGCCACGCACTGAGAAAGAGATTAACCCAGCACCGAAACACGTTAATTTGGCTGATATCTCAGGTGACACCGTCACAACCACGCAAAACGCACAGGAATCGTCGGTAAATATCGACTCACTGGCTGATGATTTCCGCGAACGCATCGATGCCGCTCAGGATGTTGATAGCGCCAAAGCACTGCGCGCTGATATCGAAAGCGCGAAGGCCACGCTCGGATCTGCCCTGTTCACCGAGCTGAAGAATAAGGCAGTGAAACGCTATTACCTGGTTGATTCACGTAACAAGGTCGAAGCCGCGATCAACTCACTGCCGTCTCCGGACGAACCGGATGCATTTGAACGGTTTGGGGAAGTTGAACGAGTTCTTGCAACGGCGAAACGTCATCTGGGCGACGAGCTGCACGATCAGTTCACCATCACCCTGGCGGATATGAAACCGGAATACGTTGGCTAAGGGTTGGGAGGGTTCGCCCTCCCACTGAGGAGATGTAATGCGACTGATTAACCGAGGCAATCAGCAATCCCCGTTAGCGCGTCAGGCATGCGACATCGCGCTGGCCACTCATCACGAACGCTACGGCGACTACGGGCGCAGCAAGATGAAAGAGACATACACGGTGAGAGTTGAAGGTGTGAAGGTCTGGGTGGAGGTAGTGAACCGCAAGGCGAGCTACGTGGCCACGGCGATGACAGGTATGCGCCGACTGCGTGCACTTCCGGGTCAGGTTTCTTGATATTACTTTTAGAAATGGCCCAGTTCGGGCCATTGGAGAAAAACGATGGATGATATTTTGCTGACGTCAGACCTGACCAGTCGATACAAAATCTCACGTAAAACCCTTTGGTCATGGCAAAGCACAGACACGATGCCGCGGGGTTTTGCTAAGCCGTTCCCCGCCCCGGACTTTCCCGGTAACCCTAACCGCTGGAAGTCGGAGTCAGTCAAAGAGTGGGAAGGTGTGAAACAGCCAATTAACTGAACGGCTCACCGATGATGCTTTCAAGATGGCTCTGCCAAACGTGGAGCCAGTGTTTTTGATCATCGATGTAGTCATGCAGATTATAGTGCGCCATCACGCCAACCATTTGGTGACCAAGTAGCTTTTCAATCACATGTGGCGGACAGCCAAGTTCTGAAAGATTTGTTGCGATTGTTCTTCTCATATCATGGAGAGACCAGGGCTCCATGCCGGATTCTGACCAAATATACCTGGCATAGTTCGAAGCAACTGGCGGATGAACCGGGACGTCTTTAATCTCCCCATCCAGTAAGCGCTGTGAAGTGACTAAATGCTTTGTGTTGATCTTCTCAAGATGATTTTTTACCAGTCCCACCGCAGCATCAGAAAGAGCCCTTCTCATGTGCACTCGCGTTTTGTAACTTCCAGCAGGAATTATCCACTCATTTTCATCCAGCTTGAACCATGACCTTTCGCTCAACCGAATCTCTGCCGTCCTACAGCCGGTCAACATAATAAATTTCACAAGAAACACGGACTCTATAGACATGCGGTTTTGCAGCCACCGATAAATAGCCACCAGCTCACGATCATCCAGGCGCCGCGTTCTCTTTTTCGGTTTTTGTCCAACGTCAGTGGGTAGCAATCCCTCGAGCGGATTGGTCGATATCACGCCTCGGTTAATACAGAACCTGAATGAGCGTTTGCACAGTGAAAGCATATAATGGGCCATCACCCTGCTTTCAATCTGATCAAATACATCTATCCAGTGCATTTTTGTCGAGTTGTCGACTTTGACATTCCGCATCGGTTCGGCGATATGTTTGGCGAATACCAACTGATAATAATCCGTCTTGGTGAGTTGATTCGCGATACAGTGTTTCTCGATCCAATAATTGAAGGCTTCAGCCACTGTCATAGAACCTTCACGAGATAATTTTTCCAGCTTCACTTGCTCACGCGGATCTAAACCTTCAGTAAGCCACGTTCTGAACTGCTGACGCCTTTCCCTTGCCTGAGCAATACTCATTGCAGGATAATCACCGACATTAAGTTTGACTGCTTTTCCAGCCCATCTGTATCGGTAGAAAAATGAAACTTTGCCAGCCTGACTTATCCTTGCATTGAGTCCGTGAGAATCTGAAATGGTTTCGATATCATCGCGCTTCTTGCCAAGGGCCTTCCTGAGCTTTGTGTCAGTGATCATTGAATGGGTACACATTTGGCTTTTGAGTACACAAAAGTGTACACAAAACTCGTTACTCTAAGCTACCCGTAATGTAACACTTGTACTCAAAGTGTGATGATTAGAAGACCGGAAGGCAGGTAATAGAAGGCTTTAGCGTAACAGAACGTTTTTACGCGGAATTCTTCGGAATAGGCCGAATGACAATATAAGAAAGTATTTTAAAATAAGAATATAATGCAGACATTGGGCACCGCCAGCGGTGCCCTTTTGAGATCAGATACTGTGGATTGCAAACAGCAACGAATTGCGTTGATGGTTGAGAATGCACTTTCTGATGGTATGGATACGCATGTTACGACGCGATTGTCCTTCAAGCCAACGTGCTTTACGGCGGCTAGCCTGACGCAGCATCCGCCAGCGTCCCACTTCCGTTCTACTACGCTTCATGTTTACTACTCTTTCAGTCACTGAGCGGCCATTATAACGCCACACCGAATGCAGACCAGTGGTTTTCCCGTGTTTTTATTTGCCAGATTAATCCTGATGCGTAAACTCTTAACAATACGCTTTCAAAAGGATTTTTAAATTTATGACAACCTTCTACACCGTGGTGAGTTGGCTGGTCATTCTGGGTTACTGGGTACTCATTGCTGGCGTAACATTACGCATTCTAATGAAACGACGCGCAGTGCCCTCCGCAATGGCCTGGCTTTTGATCATCTATATTCTGCCATTGGTAGGGATCATTGCTTATCTGTCCTTCGGTGAGCTTCACCTGGGTAAACGTCGCGCCGAACGCGCCCGGGCAATGTGGCCGTCAACGGCCAAATGGCTGAACGACCTTAAAGCCTGCAAGCATATTTTTGCGCAGGAAAACAGCAGCGTCGCCTCATCCTTATTTAAACTGTGCGAGCGTCGTCAGGGAATCGCCGGGGTTAAGGGAAATCAGCTGCAACTGCTCACCAGCTCAGATGATGTGATGCAGGCATTGATCCGCGATATTCAACTCGCGCGCCACAACATCGAGATGGTGTTTTATATCTGGCAGCCGGGCGGTATGGCCGATCAGGTTGCCGAATCATTAATGGCCGCTGCCAGACGCGGGATTCACTGCCGCCTGATGCTGGACTCGGCGGGCAGCGTGGCGTTCTTCCGCAGCCCATGGGCGGCGATGATGCGTAACGCAGGTATTGAGGTTGTTGAAGCGCTGAAAGTGAACCTGATGCGTGTGTTTTTACGCCGAATGGACCTGCGCCAGCACCGTAAAATGATTATGATCGATAACTACATTGCGTATACCGGTAGCATGAATATGGTCGATCCTCGCTTCTTCAAACAGGATGCAGGCGTTGGACAATGGGTTGACTTAATGGCAAGAATGGAAGGACCGGTAGCCACCGCTATGGGCATCGTCTATTCCTGCGACTGGGAAATTGAGACCGGCAAGCGCATTTTACCCCCGCCGCCAGACGTCAATATCATGCCGTTTGAGCAGGCCAGCGGTCACACCATTCACACTATCGCCTCGGGTCCTGGTTTCCCAGAAGACTTGATTCATCAGGCGCTGTTAACCGCAGCGTATTCGGCACGTGAATATTTAATTATGACCACGCCCTATTTCGTTCCCAGCGACGATTTGCTGCACGCCATTTGTACGGCGGCGCAGCGCGGGGTCGACGTCAGTATCATTCTTCCGCGTAAAAATGATTCCCTGCTGGTTGGCTGGGCAAGCCGGGCCTTTTTCACTGAGCTGCTGGCTGCAGGCGTTAAAATCTATCAGTTCGAAGGCGGCCTGCTGCACACCAAGAGCGTACTGGTCGATGGTGAGCTGAGCCTCGTCGGTACCGTTAACCTGGACATGCGCAGTCTGTGGCTCAATTTTGAAATTACGCTGGTCATTGACGATGCCGGATTCGGCGGCGATCTCGCGGCGGTACAGGATGATTATATTTCGCGTTCCCGCCTGCTTGATGCCCGTTTATGGGTAAAACGACCACTCTGGCAGCGGATCGCTGAGCGACTGTTTTACTTCTTTAGTCCGTTGCTGTAA